GCCGGCCGCCCCTGTTCATCAAAAAACACCTGTCCCAGCCCGGCACCATTCCACAACCGTTCCCCCGCCTTGCTATGGTTCGGCGTGCGCGGCACCACTTCCATCTCCCGCCGCTTGGTAAACCAGTTGAGCGGCGAGCGTGGCGCATACAACCAGCGGTTGAGCCGGTCGAGCACATCCAGCAAACGCCGGGGGAACTCGTTCTTGATTCCGCTGCTGGTCACCTGCCACAAGTGCGGGCTGCGCTGGCGGTGGCGAATCAGCACCTCATACACGAACGAGTAATGCACATCCCCCGACAGCACCACGTAGTGCCCCGGCGTGCGCGAGTGGCGGAAGATATTGAGGATGACCTGCGCTGCACCGCGGTGGGCCATCCAGTTCTCGGCATCCACCAGCAGCGGGTAGCCCAGCCAGCTGAACACCTTCTGCACCGTCTCGATCAGCTTCACCCCGAAAATCGGCGCAGGCGACACGATGACTGCCGAGGGATGATCGAGCAGTGCTTGCTGCAATTCACTCAGCGCTTCCCAGTCCAGCAGGCCGGACGGCTTGGCCAGGTTACTTTCGCTGCGCCAGCGGCGGGTGCGGGTATCCAGTACCAGCAGCGGTGGTTGTGTAGGCAGGCTGAACTGCCAACCCTGGAAGCGCAGCAGCTCGCCAATCAGCTCATCCTGGTTCTGGCGGGTCAGCACCTGGCACTGCTTGATCAGCGGATTGCAATCGTCCGGGCTGTTGCCCCAGGCCTGGCAGAGCAGGTAGCCGAGCAAGGCGTTGCCAATGATCCTTCGCGAGAATGGGTGGCCGTAGGCCGTTTCCTCCCACTGCGCCGAGAGGTTCCAGTCGTCGGTGATGTCGTGGTCATCGAAGATCATCAGGCAGGGCAGGTGGGCCATCACTCGTGCCACCTGACCGAGATTGTCGGCAAACCCCTGGATCAGCGGCAGCTCTTGCCGGTATCGGGCTTGATGCTCGTCGCTGAGCCCGCTGGGGATGCCCAGGTCCACCAGCTGCCAGGGCACCGGCGACCACACCAACAGGTACATGGCCATGACTTCGGCGAAGGTCACCAGGTGGTTGTCGGCGTTGCTGGACGAGAAGATCGGCTTGCGCTTGCCGCCGAAAAAACGCTCGCGCAGGGTGTCGTTGCGTTCTAGCGCCGGCAGCAGGTCGGCGCGGTGGTAGTAGCTGGCCGGGTGCTGGTACAGCGCCTGGCTGTCGGCTACCACCGCACCCTCCAGTTGCTCGTCGAACAAGCCCAGGCGCGAGATCAGGCTATGGATGGCGCGCAGCATGGGGCCAGCGACATCGTCTGCGTAAACCTGGTCGCCCGTCATCACCAGCACGGCGGGGCGGTCTTCGGGCTTCTTGCACCCCTGCAGCAGCCGGTCGGCGCACAGCAGGCCGTCGGCAGCAGGGTGGTGCGGCTTGCGGCAGGAGCCGTGCAGCAACTGGTCGAGGCGCTCACGCAGCACCAGGTTTGGGCGCTGGGCGCCCGGGTAGAGCAGGTGCGGCGCCCAGTCGGCGATACCCTGGCCGTTGATCAGTAGGTCGTAGTCGAGCAGCTGGTTGCAGGGCAGGGGGCTGGCGAATTGGATGTCCAGCAGGTGAACGTAGGCATGCCGGCCAATCGGCACCACTTGGCAATCGACGTGGGCCTCGCTTGCCAGGCAGACGAACTCGGGCTGCAGTGGTTGGGTAGTGACCAGCCAGACGGCCAGACGCTGGGGTTCCAGGCGGCGCAGTACCGGGCCGGCGAGAACGAGGGGCAACGGGTTAGGGGAGGTCATCGACAGCTCGGGTGGCTATGGCGGCCTGTTCGCGGGCAAGCCCGCCCTTACATCGATCGGTGTAGGAGCGGGCTTGCCCGCGAACAGGCCCGAGAATTCAATACACAACTAAGGCGTGGCAAACAAAACGGGCGAAAAATACTGAACACTTCCCGCCCGTCAGGCAAACACGAACTGTATCAGGCCTTTTGAGCCATCAACTTCTCCAGCTTTTCCTGGTCCCGCGCAAACTGGCGGATACCTTCGGCCAGTTTCTCGGTGCCCATGGCGTCTTCGTTCATCGCCCAGCGGAACTGGCTTTCGTTCAGGTGCTGCTTGGCTTCACCGGCGTTGCCCGGTTTCAGCACCTGCGGCAATTCACCCTGGTCATCACTCAGCTGCTGCAGCAGCTCGGGGCTGATGGTCAGGCGGTCACAGCCGGCCAGTTGTTCGATCTGGCCGATATTGCGGAAGCTGGCGCCCATGACCACGGTGTTGTAACCATTGGCCTTGTAGTAGTTGTAGATGCGGGTGACCGACTGCACGCCTGGGTCCTCGGCGCCCACGTATTCCTGGCCGGTGCTCTTCTTGTACCAGTCGTAGATACGGCCCACGAACGGCGAAATCAAAAACACCCCGGCATCGGCGCAAGCCTGGGCCTGGGCGAAGGAGAACAGCAGGGTCAGGTTGGTCTGAATGCCTTCCTTCTCCAGCTTTTCGGCGGCGCGAATGCCTTCCCAGGTGGAGGCCAGCTTGATCAGCACACGCTCTTTTGCCACTCCGGCCGCCTCGTACAGGGCGATCAGCTGACGAGCCTTGTTCAGCAGGGCTGGCTCATCGAACGACAGGCGAGCATCCACCTCGGTGGAGATACGCCCCGGGATGACCTTGAGAATGCCTGAGCCTACCGCCACCGCAAACTTGTCGCAGGCCAGGTCGACATTACCCTTGGCGTCGGCCTTCACCTGTTTCAGCAGATCGGCGTAGCCCGGGATGGCAGCAGCCTTGAGCAGCAGTGACGGGTTGGTGGTGGCATCGACCGGCTTCAGGCGGGTGATGGCGTCCAGGTCCCCGGTGTCGGCGACCACGGTGGTGAACTGCTTGAGTTGTTCCAGCTTGGAGGTCATGGGCGTGCTCTGTCCTGTGCATTTACTCGACATTACCCGAGCCCCGACAGCCGCTCAAGGGCCGCCGAAACCCTGCGGACCCGCTGGCCCGCACAGGGCTGTACGAAAGGTGAAGATTCGAGTCGCAAGCAAGCCCGAGGTTCCCTCCCTCTGAGGTCACCGCCCCTGCAACAACTCCACGGCCTGGTCAAACACCGCCAAGGGTTCGGCCGCCTTGTGAATGTCTGCCGACAGCAACTGGCGGAAGCGCCGCGCCCCTTTGAATCCTTGGGCCAGCCCCAGAATATGCCGGGTAACGTGGTGCATCGCACCGCCACTTTCCATATGCGCCACGATGTAGGGCCGCAGTTGCGCCAATGCCTCGCTACGGCTGACCACCGGCGCATCGCTGCCAAACAGTTGCTGGTCCACCTCGGCCAGCAGATAAGGGTTGTGATACGCCTCGCGCCCCAGCATCACGCCATCGAAGGTTTCAAGGTGTGCCTGGCATTCGTCCAGGGTCTTGATCCCGCCGTTGAGCACGATCTCCAGGTCCGGGAAGTCCCTCTTCAACTGCGCTGCGATGTCATAGCGCAGCGGCGGGATCTCGCGGTTCTCTTTCGGCGACAGCCCTTCCAGAATCGCGATGCGTGCATGCACGGTAAAACTCCGGCAGCCGGCCTCACGCACCTGGCCGACGAAGTCGCTCAGTTCGGCGTAGCTGTCACGGCCGTTGATACCAATGCGGTGCTTGACCGTGACAGGCGTCGATACGGCGTCACGCATGGCCTTCACGCAGTCGGCCACCAGCGCCGGGTGAGCCATCAGGCACGCGCCGATCATGTTGTTCTGCACCCGGTCGCTCGGGCAGCCAACGTTGAGGTTGACCTCATCGTAGCCCGCTTCTTCAGCCAGGCGCGCACACGCGGCCAGGTCGGCCGGCACACTGCCGCCCAGTTGCAGGGCCAGCGGGTGCTCAGAAGCATCGTGGCGCAGGAAACGGTGGGCGTCGTTGTGCAGCAGGGCACCGGTGGTGACCATTTCGGTGTAGAGCAGGGTTTGCCGGGAGAGCAGGCGCAGGAAGAACCGGCAATGTCTGTCGGTCCAGTCCATCATCGGTGCAACAGAAAAACGCCTTATTACCGTATCTATTGGGCGGGCCGCGTTTTCTGGTGTCTCGGGGTGCATTCGGGTTTCTCTCATTCTCTATCGTTTACCACCTTTTTTGCTTATTCTCCAAACCCCGTTGCTGAATTTCAGCAAAGGCATCGGAGGATTTAGCAAAATGGGCACCATCACTACCCGCAAAAGGAAAGACGGGTCTACCACCTACGACGCCCAGATCAGGATCATGCGCAAGGGCGTGAAAGTCTATCAGGAAAGCCAGACATTCGATCGTAAGACTACGGCTCAGGCCTGGATACGAAAGCGCGAGGCAGAACTGCACGAGCCTGGCGCGATCGAGAAGGCGAACCGGAGCGGCGTCACGGTCAAGCACATGGTCGAGCGTTACCTGGACCAGTACGAGAAGCTGCGACCGCTGGGTAAGACCAAGCGCGCAACCCTCAACGCCATCAAGGAAACATGGCTGGGTGAGGTCACCGACACCGAGCTGACGAGCCAGAAGCTGGTGGAGTACGCCATGTGGCGGATGGAAAAGGACGGAATCCAGGCGCAGACCGTGGGCAATGACCTAGCCCACCTCGGCGCGGTTCTGTCCGTGGCCCGGCCTGCCTGGGGCTATGAGGTAGATCCGCATGCCATGCCGGATGCAAGGAAGGTGCTGCGCAAGATGGGAGCCGTCAGCAAAAGCCGTGAGCGCAATCGCCGGCCTACGCTGGCCGAACTCGAGAAGATCCTGAAGTACTTCGAGGAGATGCGCGACCGCCGTAAGCAGGAGATCGACATGCTGCGGGTGGTGCTGTTTGCGCTGTTCTCCACCCGTCGCCAGGAAGAGATCACCCGTATTCGATGGGATGCGCTAAACGAGAAGGACCAGTCGGCGCTGATCACCGACATGAAGAACCCGGGCCAGAAGTACGGGAACGACGTCTGGTGCCATATGCCTGACGAGGCCTGGCGCATCCTGCAGTCAATGCCTCGCGTGGCTGATGAAGTGTTTCCGTACAACTCACGGTCGATATCGGCATCCTTCACCAGGGCCTGCAACTTCCTTGAACTGGACGACTTGCACTTCCACGACCTTCGCCACGATGGCGTCAGCCGGCTATTCGAAATGGGTTGGGATATCCCGAAGGTGGCCTCTGTTTCCGGTCACCGGGATTGGAACTCGATGCGGCGCTATACGCACCTGCGGGGGAATGGCGATCCATATAAAGGATGGGAATGGATCGAGAAGGTGATAACGGGCCCCGTTATCGAGGCCCAGAAGAGGGTCAAGAGACGCGTCGAAGGCCTCGACCCATGAGCTTGTCGTGTTCGGTCTTGGCCTTGGCGTGCTGCGCGTCGAGGTAGGCCGCCAGGTCGTTCAGGTGCACGCCTCGGGCGGACTTCTGGCTGGACTCCATGCAGACAAGCGGTAGGTTGATCTCCCCTCGAGCCACCTTGCCCTTCATCTTCTCAGGGGTCAGGTGGCTGAAGTAGTCGAGGCACACGCGCTCGAGCGGAATGATTGCCTGGCCGCCGTACTGGGCCATGAGCAGGAAATAGGTGTTCATGTGAGCCTCCTCAGGCCGTGAAGTGATGCCCGACCTGCGCCGCCCGGGCGGCTTCCTCGGTGCGGAACATGAGCTGGGTTTTACTGGTGCTGCCCCAGCTGTCGTATTCAACGTCGACCCACCAGTGGCCGAACTTGCGGTACGGCTCGCTGAGGATCTTCGTGACGTAGCAGTCGATCAGGTTCATGGATGGCTCCTGGCTCAGTCCCAGTTGAGCTTGGCGGGTGTGTGTGGGATGGTTTCGAGCGTGGACAGGTCCAGCAGGGGTTGCCGTACTGCGGCGGGGCCAGGAACACGTCCAGGCCTTCAGCCTTGCCGACTGCCCATCCCAACGCTTCGCCGGCCAAGTCGGCAGTCTTCACTTCGATCAGGTCGGTCATGTGTGCACCTCAATCGCAACGTCGTCGTGAATCCACTCGATGTCGAGCAGATCATCCTCAACAATCTGGCTTTCCCGAAGATCGGCCATGTCCACTAAGTCCTGGGCTTCATCATCAGGTACACCTTCAATGACCTTCCGGAAGTTGACGACGGCCTTCCCGGTCAGAATGACTGTCTTGCTCACAGCTGATACCTCTCATCAATCCAGCGCCCATGCGCCAGAGCGGGTGTAGGTTCGGGTTGGGTTTCGTGCGGGGAGAGCTGGCGCTGGTTGCCGGCGTGCAGCTGGCTGTCGGGGATGCAGCTGATGCCGCCCTTGTAGTAGTGGCCGCTGTATACCCAGCAGGTTACGGCGCGCTTGTCGTCGTGGATGACCTCGACGTTTGGGGTCACTTGTTCTGCGCTGGCGCCGGTGGCCAGCAGCAGGAGGCAGAGGGCGAGGCGGGTCATTTGCGCAGGCCCTCATCCGGGTCCAGCCCGTAACGCCGGCACAGCGCTTGGGCTACGCCTGAGCCGCAGACAAAGGCGTCCATCATGAGCACCCAGCGCGGGGTCTTCTGCCTGCTGGTTCCGCTGACGCACCGGACCGCAGTGCCGACTAGGTCATCTTCCGTGTATTCGCACCCCGCCAGCGTGATGGTGCGGCTGGTGTTCATCTGTTGCTCAACCTGCTGGCGCAGGCTGCGGATCTCTTCAACCATGGCCAGCACCACGGCAGGCCGGGCGGCGCGGTAGTGCGCCTGTGCGTGAACGTGCGGCTCACCGATCCCGTAGAACTGGACGCCCAGCGCTTGGCCGTCGTAGTTCAGGTAGTCGGCGGTCAGCTCCACCGAGCCTTCGCCGCCGCAGGTCTGGCATTCGATCCAGCCGTCTTCACTGCTGGCGACCTGGGCGCTGTCAAAGTCCTGCGGTGTGGCAGCCTTGGCCGCTGCTTCGATCGCATCGAGGTCCAACTCAATTTTTTCGGACACGGGGATTCCTTGGCCGCCATATCGCGGCAGTGAACAGAGGGGAGAGGGGTTACAGGGTCAGGAGTACAAATGTGCTACGTCGGGCGCTCAGCGCGCATGAAGGCTGCCATGTGGCCCATCTGCTCAACGATGGCGCTCTCTTCGGCTGCTGCAGCTGCGACGATCTTTGCCCTGTGCTTGTGACAAAGCAGGCAATCGACTTTGGCCCAGTCGCCTGACAGCTCAGAGGCATCGCCCAGCCAGGTACTGCAGGGCGCTTGCTCAAGGTCATCTAGGTCGGTGAATGGTGCGAAGTGCGTCTTCACGACTTCGCCTCCGGTGCTGCGCTGGCGGATAGGGCATTGATTTCGTCGAACCAGAAACTGGCCGCGCAGGCGTCTCGCTTTCCGAGGATGCGGGCGAACAGCGCATCCCGATCGGCCAATTTGCGCTCGGCGGCTTCAAGTTCCCAACGCCATTTTCTCGCGTAGTCTTCCGATGACTTAGCCTGATTTTTCAGGTTGCCGATGTGGCAGCCGATCATGATGCCAATATCGTCCGGTCGATCAGGGAAGCGGGCGCGATCCTCGATCAAACGGATGTTCTCAGCGCGCAGCCGCTCAACCTCGTCAGTATCGGTGTGGGTATATAACGCTGAAACCGGCCATCCCTTCGCACGCCAGCGCTCGGCGACTTCAAGGTCCCAGGTTGTAGCCGACTTATCGGTCAGGTGGTCATCGGTGAACCATGCCGCTGGCTCTCCGGATGGCCTGGCCAAAATGGCGCGAAGTTCCTGCGAGTCCTTGGCGAACATGGTGAACATGCAGACCTTCGCGATGCGTTCGGCCAGCTCGCGCGGCAGGTTGACCGTTTGATAGTTGCTCATTGCCCTTGCTCCAGTAGTTGAATGACGTCCAGATAACCGGCGATGTGGCTGCCGGGCTTGTCGGCTGCGGTGCGCTTGAGGTGTTCCACCACCAGGGCCACGCCGTTGGTGGCTGCCAGCGTGCGATGCATGGCCAGCACTGTGTCGGTGGCCTCTTTGCGAGCCTGCTGGCGCATGTATTCGTTGATCGGGCCGTTCACCACCAGCACCGGGATGGGCTTGGGTCGGATGGCGGTTTCGGTGGAATACGCCGAAGCGGGCGCGGGCGCAGGGGTAGGGCAGCGGGCCCGGTCAAGGGCCGCCTGGGCTATGTGGTTCATGGGTTACCTGCTTGTGTTGGTTAAGCAGTGCAGACGTCCCGGAGGATGTCCATCTGGGTTGCGCCATCCGCGCGGGCAGCGTCGAGGCGCTGGCGAGCGAGAGCGGCGTATTCGGGGTTCAGCTCGCAGCTGACCGATTGCCGGCCTTCCTGCATGGCTACGAGAGCGGTGGTGCCGGCGCCGCCGAACGGGTCGAGCACCATCCCGCCCCGCGGTGAGCCAGCCAGAACGCATGGTCGGATCAGGTCGGGCGGGAAGGTGGCGAAGTGGGCACCCTCAAATCCGTTGGTGGCCACCGTCCAGACGCTGCGCTTGTTCCGGGTGGTGTCGTAGTTGATGTCTTCGCGGCCAGGCCTGTGCTGCCCGGTCTGGCCATGGTCGCCGCCGGTGTACTTCGTTTCCCTGGCGAAGCTGTTGCGCTTGCTGCCTACGGTGCGAGGCTTCGGGTCGGCATCGTAGCCATGGCCCCAGCCAACTCCGTTGTTGCGCGGCACCACATTACCCACGACCGTGCGGGCGCCGCCGTTCGAGTTGTCAAAGGTGGCGCCATCGACATAGGCGCCACCCCGGAAGCTGGCGGCTGATCCCTTTCCGGTCAGGTTTGCCGGCTCCCTGATCGCGTCCTGGTCGAAGTAGTACTTTGGCGACTTGCTCAACAGGAACAGATATTCGTGGGCTTTGGTGCATCGGTCTCGCACACTCTCCGGCATCGGATTCGGCTTGGCCCAGACGATGTCCTGGCGCAGGTACCACCCGTCATCCTGCAGGGCAAAGGCAAGGCGCCAAGGCATGCCCATCAGATCCTTCGGCTTAAACCCGCCATGATTGGCCTGTTTCTTCCTCCGGGCGCTCGCCGCTATCTGTCGCGCGGATAGCGACTGACCACTCAGGCCCATATCGTCCCTGCCATGCGCGCCCCAGCTGCCCGCGTAGCTGTCGCCCATGTTGACCCAGATCGTGCCGTCGTCCCGCAACACGCGCCGCACCTCGCGGAAAACGGCGACCAGGCTATCGATAAATTCGCGCGGAGAGGCCTCCAGCCCGATCTGGCCGTCGACGCCGTAGTCGCGCAGCCCAAAGTACGGAGGGCTGGTAATGCAGGTGTGCACTGACTGATCCGGCAGCGTCCGCATCATCTGGATGCAGTCACCCACCAGGATGCGATGTTCTGCCATATGGTTCTCCAGCAAGCGCCGGTTGCCCGGCGCGGCATGGTCAGGCAACCGACTGGTAAGCCTGCAGGGCGAAGTACACGCGGGCGCAGGCCTCGGCATCCGGGCGTGCACGGTGACCGCCGACCAGGTCTTCACCGGTGAAGAACTTCAGCGCTTCGGTGACAGTTGGCGGCTTGTGCTGCTTGCCGCGGCCGGCGGCGATCATCTTCTCGGTGGGCGGGCACTTCACGATGCTGGTGGTCGAAGTGCAGGTGCAGAACTTGGGGGCCTCGCGGTAGGCCTCAGCCACCCATGCATCCTGGAATCGCTTGAGGCCGATACGCACGATCCGGTCATCGAACGACACGTTGTGCGCCACGCGCAGCCCGGCCTGGTTCCAGATGCTCAGGAATCCTTCGATGGCGCAGGCCTCTGGAATGCCGTGCTCCAAGGCCATCTCGTTGGTAATGCCGTGGATCACCGACACTTCGTTGGGGATGCTCCAGCCATCAGGGCGGACCATGGCTTCGAAGCTGTCGACCAGATCACCCTCGGGGGTGTAGAGCAGGGCGCAGATGTCGACGATGTGGGGCTGGTCCGGGTGGTCGCTGGGGGCTTTGAAGTTCGGGAAGCCAGTGGTTTCGGTATCGAAGACGCAGATCAGTGAGGACATGGCGGGTTTCCTGTAGGCGAAAAGAAGGCGCCCAGAGGCGCCTGTGGTCTTGCTGGGGATCGGGTCAGCCGGCTTGCTGCATCGGCTGGTCTTGCTGGGCGACACCGCCTTCGATCCATACTGCGCTGATCTCCGGTGGAAGCTTGGCGGGTTTGGCCTTGAGGGTGCCCAGCACGATGGCGCTTTCGATTTCGTTGGCCTTGGCCAGGCTGACCAGCATGCCGAGCAGCTGCCCGCGCGCCGGCAGGTCCAGAACGTCGAAGCGATCGAGCATCACCAGCTTCAAGCCAGAATGCACAGCGATGGCCAGGGCCAGCAACGTGTCGCAGCGCCACTGTTCAGACTCGCTCAGCAGCTGGTACAAGCGGCCGCCGGCGGTGATCTCCATTTCGGTGGACACCTGCACGACAGGCCAGCCGGTGAGTTTGGATGTGCGGGTCAGGCTGGCATTGAACGGCTGCAGCGCCCCGGCCAGGATCTCGCCGGGGATACCGTCAGGTGCCAGGGCCTTCTCGATCAGCACCCATTCCAGAACGTCGAGGTGGTAGCCGGCGGCCTTCTGGGTATTGGCCTCAGCGTTCTTGGCTTCGTCAGCCGCTTCGCACAGCGCGTTGTACTGGGCCCGCAGTTCGCCTTCCTGCTTGCGCAGAGCGTTGAGCGATTCGATGGACCGGTCGTATCGGTCCTGGTCGAAGGCTTCGGCCTGCTGGCCTTCCAACTGCGCCAGCTCGTTGCGGGCTGCCTCGGCCTTGGCTACCGCCGCCATGTCGTTCTGCAGGGTACGGCGCAGCATTTCGACGCTGCGCTGCATGTTGGTGATGTCGAGCGCCAGCGTGCTGGTTGCCGCAGTGTCCTGCTTCAGCCCCTGGTACAGCTCCAGCGTGCTGCCGACGATCTTGAGGCCGACACCGCAGGCTGGGCATTCACACCCACCAGATCCCGCCTGCTGGTCTTTCAGCTGGGCCTGCAGCTCAGGCAGTTGCTGCTCCAGCTTGGCCAGGTCCTGCTCGGTGGTGGTGCGCTTGGCTACGGCGCGGTCATACAGGCCGGCTGCTTCTTCCAGCTCGGCCTTACGCTGGCCAAGGCCTTGTGCTGCCTGTCGCTTGGCGTCCTGCTCACCGATGAAGCGGTTGCCGTTTTCGATGTCCTGCTGCACCTTCGCGTGCTTCTTGAAGACTTCTTCGCGCTCATCGGCATTGGAAACGCTATCCGGCGCCTCAAACACCCAGCCTTCTGCCTTCTCGCTGCCGTACTGTTCGCCGGTGATGGCCTTCCAGGCGCCGCGTGACTCGGCGGCGTAGGCCTTGGCCTGTTCCTGGGCAGCGCCAAAGCCGCTCAACAGTAGCGGCTTGATCTTCTCGACCTTGTCCTTGTTGGCCTTGCGCTTGGCCAGCATGCCCACAACAACGTCAGGCTTGGCGCTGGACTTGGTCAGCTTGAACAACAGGGCGCGGCGTGCCTTCTCGTCCAGCGCAGCGAAGGCGCCCGGCGTCAGCACAAAGGGCAGATAGTCATCGCCGGGTACGCTGTGGCGCTCGGCGGTGCCCTTGGGCAGCGAGAAACTGCTGGCTGCGCCATCGTGGCTTACGATGATCTGCGCCTTTTTCTCGCCTTCGGTGACCAGCTTGCCGTAGTCCTTCTTGTGCTGGACGCGGCCGGAGCCGCCCAGGGCGAAGCCAATGGCCTCACGCAAGGACGACTTGCCGGCGCCGTTGAAACCCGCCACCAGGGTGATCGGCGTGGCCAGATCCAGGCTGGCGCTGCGCAGGCCTTGGAAGTTCTCGACGAAGATGTGTTCGAGGTGCATGGGGGATTACTCCAGGTTGAGGTCGACAGCCTGTTCCAAGGTGCCAACGACGCGGTAGGTGTGTTCGAGCGAGGAATCGCCCTCGGCTTCCAGCTGGATCACGTTGCTTTCCAGCAGGCGCAGCAGCAGCGATGCGGCGCGGTCACTGTCGATGCTCAGGCGGCGCTGCAGCCAGGCAGCGTCGATGACCTGGCCGTGCAGGGAGACGATCTGCGCGGCCTCGCTGTAGTCGAAGTCGCCGAATTCCTTGCCGATGTTGGCTGGCTCAGTCAGTACAGGCCGCAGCACTTCGCGGGCGCCGTGGGAGTCTGGCGCGGAAACGATACCGGTCTGTTCCATGCCAAGCAGGATGGTTGAGGCTCGGTTGTAGCCGATCTTTAGGTGACGCTGGAGAGCCAAAATAGATGGGCGCCGAGTCTCCATGACGAACTGAACCGCATCCTGATAAAGCGGGTCCGTTCCTTCCTGCGGGCTGTCGTCGTAGCCACTGACGTCTTCTTCCTGCTGCCGCTCCAGGCCCAGATCCAGCGCCATGCCGGCGATCCGCTCAGCAGCACTCAGCGGCAGTTCACGCTGATCGCGCTCAGGCTTAACGAAATCGGTGCCTTCGTGGTAGTCATCCGGCGCCATCACCAGCAGGCAAAGGTGGCCGGCGCTGTCAATCAGCTCTTTCCGGTTCGGCGCCTTGGCATCAATGATCCCGGTCGCGGTGAGCTTCTTGGCGTCGAATTTGACCTCTTTCATCGTCAATTCGATGGTGGTGGCGCCACGCGCAGCAATGATGCTCACTGCAGAACGCACCACATCGCTGGCCTTTTCGGTGATGCGATCGATCACTTCCTGCTGGTCGTCTTCACCCAGGCGGGTGAACGGCATCTTGATGTTGCGCAGTTCGAACAGCGCCGCTTCGACCAGGTCGTGCACCATCAGCTCGTGCGCCAGGACCATCGGCGCCACGCCGTGCAGGTAGGCGCGATCGATGAACTCTTTATGTTCAGCTTTCATTGGGGATCCTCAGTACTTGGCGATTTCTTCCAGCTTTTTCTGCTGGGTGAATGTCAGGAGGGTGCGCGGGCCATAGCGCTTGAAGCTGGCCCGCATGTTTTCGACGAACTCTTGTTCCCAGGCGCCCGACGCGTGGAGGTCGGCGGCAGCTAGCAGCGAAGTGAATTCTTCGACCCGGTCATACAGTTCTTCCACGGTCTGGGCGGCCATGGCGGCTTACTCGAACTGCAGGTTGCTGGTATCGCCCGGCTGGGCATCGTCTTCGGCGTCCTGCTCAGGGTCGGAAACCTGTTCAGGTTCCGGCTCTTCTTGGACGTTTTCGGTGGTTTCCTTTACAGAATCGGCAGTTTTCTTACCTCTTCGGGGGCTTTCTGTTACCACTTCCGCCTGTTCTGGTGCAGGTTCGTCGTCAACCACCACACCTGCATCGTCTTCGCCTTCGATGATCGCCGGTGGCTCGGGATCTTTGTTCCGCAGGTCGTTGACGTCCACGGTGTAGGAGCCGCTGGCGTCCTGCTGAGCATCGATGTAGTCCTCGACCTCTTCGCGAGTCTGCAGCCCCATCAGCAGCTCGGGCGCATACAAGCGGCCCAGCAGGCTGGCGGCTCGGTAGCGCAGCATGATCTCGGGCATGGTCAGCCACTTGCTACCGTTCTTGGTGAGCCAGCCTTCATCGATCGCCATCTGGATAGACACCAGCGGCCCATCCAGTCGGTCACCTGTTTCCTTCTCGATGACCCAAGCGCGGCAGGTCTGGTGCCGGATCTTCACCTTGCGCTGCTCTTCGACCTTCTGCTTGTTCTTCCAGACCGTCGCGCTGTAGGTGATCTCCTGCTCTTTGGCTGGCTCGCTGAGGTCAAAGCGCAGTGGGCTGAAACGGCCGCAGCTGTTGATCGAGGCGATGATGAACTGGCTGGACCAGGACGGGCGCCCTTCGATCACGTACAGGTTCTGCATGACCATCAGCGGGTCGGCGCCCATGCGCTGGGCCATGTTAAGCGCCACGATGCAGTTCGGCAGGCCGGCTGGGTTCGGGTTGTGACCGACGACCTTGCCGTATTCCTTGACCTCGGCGAAGGCGCGGTACTGCACCGGCACCAGGGTGGATGCCGACAGCGCTTTGGCCACGCGCTGGATCTGGTCGAAGCCTTGGCCGGTCAGCAGCGACATGGGGGCATCGTTGGGCTTGGCGACAGCGCTGGTCTGCATCTGCGCCAGAGTGGTGGGTTGCGACATGGTGGACCTCATTGGTGGTAAGGGCAGGTGGACCAGCGCGGGCAATACTTCGCGCTGCAAAGGAAGCTCTGCGGGTTTGGCGGGAACAGGCCGGAGCGCAGCATGTCGGCGCCGATCTGAATCAGCCCGGGGAAATCCTCGGTGCCGACCATCATTTGCTTGGCGCCGACGATCTCGCCGATGCCGGTTTCGGGCTTGCCCTTGGTCTTGAGCCCGATGATGTGGGCCGGGGCGGTGCAGGGCTCGCCGGTCGTGTGCTCTTCGAGGATTTCGTAGGTGCCGACCTGGGCCCAGTGGCCCTTGGTCTTGGCGACCCCATCCACGACAGCGGCGCCACCGGTCTTAACGTCGGCAATGCCCTTGCCCTCACCGGCCTTGCAGATCCGTGACCGGTCGAGCTGGCCGGTCAGGCGGATGATGGTGCCGCCACCGCAGTCGATCTCCAGCGGTTCAGTGGTCCGCTCGACGGCCACGAACTCATAGCGCGGGCTGATCTCGTTGCAGTAGCGGGTGTGTAAGGGCAGGGCGATGCGCTCGGCCTCGGCCAGGGTCAGCTTGTCGGCCTTCCAGTCGATGTCCTGGTCGGGATTGCGCAGCGTGTGCACCAGCAGCTCGGCGGTGTCGTAGGCCGACAGGTTGCTGCCGTTCATGCGGGATACGTCGAAAGCAGCGGTGCTGGCGTGAATGGCCGTGCCAAGGTGCGAGCGGCCACTGCTGGGCGACCGGTGCTTGAGAATGTGGATGTACTCAAATTTGTACGCGCAGTCGAAGAGCGTGCCCCAACTACTGGCCCGGATTTGGATTACGGTTGGCATGGGATTTTTCCTTCGTGAATCGCTCAACCTTCTGGAACTGCGGCCAGTCAGGGCTGGCTTCCAGGCGGTGATGCAGCTCAAGGTGGTAGCGATGCGTGCAGATCAGCAGGTTGTCCGCCTGGTTGTTCTGCTTGTCGCCATTGATGTGGTGCACCACCTCGTTGTCGGGGTGCCCTCTGGCTATCTGGCGAAGAGGCCTTCCAAGTGCTTTTTGAGCCACCAGAATGTGCTCGTACTGGCGACCATTGGGTGTCCAGATCATGACGTAGCCGTGGCTGGAGATTTGGCGACCGCCATTCCAGCGCGGCGACTTCTCGCCGGAAGCACCCGCGCGCAGCCGGTGCCCCATCATGAATTTCAACGGTTCGCCTTTGGTCCAGCCTTTGCTCCGGTCTGTTACCGGGGCGATTCGGGTCTGCTGGCCGCAGCCGCATTGGCAATAGCCGTAAGGGATGCTCATGGTTGTTACCGTGTGATGAGGTCAGCCAGGGCAACCAGCGTCAGCCAGCCGGTCCAGCCAAGGAGGGATTTGAAGGCGCCGCGCCAGATCAGATGCCGGCGCCGGCGTTGAGCGGCGGTCATCCGGACGAACCCATCAGGTCGTCGCCGTAGCACTCGCCGTTGCAGCCAATCGCGCCGCACTCGCGGCAGGCGTCTTCCTGGCTTTCTTCCCGCTGGCAGTTCTGGCCGCCCCAGTGAGGGCATTCGGTATGGGTGAGTTTGCTGAACGGCCCCATCCAGCGGATGCCGTATTGGCCGCAGTTTCCGCAGATCATCGTCATGGAAACCTCACAACGAACATGCCGCGGCGGATGCGGATGGTGGTGCCCAGTGGCAGGTCGCGGAACATGAAAAAGCCCTGACGTTGCAGGGCTTCAACCATCTGTTGGGCGTTTGGGGCGATGAACCCCCGGCATTTAGCGTGCATAGCGACTCTCCAGCAGGATGTCGCGCTCGTCCGAGCGCCAGTCGCCGGCCTGGAACGGGTAACCGTCCGGCTCGGCATCGTCTTCATCGGGTTCTGGCTCGTCGTCCGGGTCGGGCGGGTCGAGCCACATGTCGTAGGCGCTCATGCCGCTGCCTGCCGAATCAGCAGGGCCACACGACGTTGGCGTGCAGCACGCACACGCATGTGCATCAGCTCGGCCTGTTCATGGGTGATATCGCCACGGAACAGCGCGTAGCTGACCATTCCTGACGCGTAATTCAGTTCGGCTTCGGCTGCCACCAGTTCGCCCGGTGGCACAGCAAGTGCGCGGTCGATGCTCTCGTCGAACACCTTCTTTGCGGTTTGGTTGAACATGGTGGTTTCCTCGGTTGATTCCCCGTCTGGCCCTCGGTGGAAGGCCAGCCAGCGCAATCAGAACCAGACGCGGCGATCGAAGATGACCGCGGTGCCGGCGATGAAGCCAAGCTGCTCGGGCTCAACGCCCGGGTTTTGCTTGAGGTAGTGGGCGCGGTAGATGGCCGTGGCCTTGTCGTTGCGGGGCAGCTGCTTCAACAGGCCTTCCTCGTCGACGAACATGTCGGTGCCCTTGCCGTTGTGCAGCACGCCGACCTGCTCCAGGTCGCCGCCGTCCAGGTGAGGCACAATCAGGCTGCGTAGCGCTTGCAGTGTCGGCGCCGCCGGCAGGTTGATGTTCAGGGTCAGTTCGGTGCCATCCGGGCGAATGACGGTGTAGTTGGTGTTCATGGCGCCCCCTTAAGCCGACTTGCCGATGATCAGCGTTGCCAGCGCGGCAGCTTGGTTCAGGTTCTTGTGGCCGGTGCGCTCGGCCTGCTGCTGGATGCGATGCAGGTCCTGGTCGTTGTAGCGAGCGCGGAGGGCTTGTGCGTGTTCATAGAGAGTCATGGGAGTGCTCCGGTTGATTTCCGAAAGCGCCCGAGACGGGCGCTGACGTGAAATCTTCTGGTGCGGGCCGCTGTTACACGCCACCTGCGGACTGGGCGTCCTTGCTCCGTGCCAGAGCTGCCGGATAAGCTGGCAGCACCGCGCGGAGGGCAAGGAAGTGGATGATTCGAAGCTGCAGGGAATGACGCCGTCGGAGTACCTACGGCGCCTGAATGAAATTCAGCAAACCATTCTTGAACATGACGCCAAGAAGGCAGCAAAGCAGCAGCGGGAGGACAAAAAGCTTGCGGCTGCAAGCAAGTGGGTAGAGAAGCCCTGCCGTAATTGCAAAGCTAAGTTCTCAATCAATCTGGACTGGAAAAACCCTCCAGTCTTTTGCGCTAAATGCCGCAAGGACATTGATCGCACCTACGTTCCAGATCACCGCAAACCCAAAACGCGGTTCACCCACGTCTCACTCGTTCAGGGTGGCGCTCCAGGCCTCGGAAAGAGGAGCTGAAGCGCTTCTGGATTTTTCTCACAGGCCCCGGTCGCTTACCCGGTATCGCGCTTCCTGCATCTGTCGAGGCATGCGCGCCGCTTGGATGCCGCTCAATCGCGGCACACCTGATCGCAGCAGAGCCCTGTTGGGATGCTGGCCTGCTATGCCTGCAGGCTCGGCGGTCTGGATTGTGAAAGAGCGCTGGGCTCTTCGGTGAGAAGGGGCCCATCCGATCCTTTCCGATTGCGTTCGGTTAGGTCCGGATGAGCAAAAGTTACCGCTTGGTAATGGTTAAGGTCAATACCGTTTGGTAATAATTTTACGCCAGCGCATAAAAAAACCCGCCATGGCGGGTTTTAGGCACCTCTAAATATTACAAAGGTGAGGGGGTGAGGCCCTGGGGAAACTGATCATAACCAGAGGTGTTGGGGAATTTGTTTGTCAATCGATACACCTCGACAGCGGCCCCCACCGCGTGAGGCATACCACGTGCGAGCTCTGACCACATTTTTCTGCCAAGCCCGCGTAGCTCATGCTGCCCGCCAACCCGCATCGTATGCATCCATACCATTGCACCAGCAGCCTCACTCATGGCACCGGTTCGCTGGAACTCTCGAATTAGACGCTGAAGACGCATAACGACAGTTGGATCAAGTGGATAGTCGACCAAGGGATCCATCAGCCTATACCCACTTTGCTCCAGATCATTCCGGAGATGCGTGGCGATTGCCAATACGAAGCCGATCTCATTGCTGTCCATGGCTTCCAGCTGGTCAACAAAATTTTGCAAATCCTTTTTCTGGCTCTTGACGGCCCAAGTGCTGATCATCCTTGAAAAAATACCCATGTCTCAGAAGCTCCGTCCTGTCCACCAGTAAATGATCTGGGCGAGTATTCGAATGTCGCCCTCCCTATCAGCCGGCACCGAGATCTCCCGATACTGGGTGTTGTCCGAGATGATCGTGAGTCCGTCAAGATTGCGCTGGATACGTTTCACGTGAAGCCGCCCGCCCATTTCGAAGTAGTAGATCGCGTCAGAGTCGACAGCATTTACTCCAACGTCGACTAGCAGGGCGTCTCCATTGCGGATGGTTGGGGCCATGCTATCGCCGCGGCCACTGATGAGCTTCAGGTTGGTCGTAGCAGAATAATTCAGGTTCTGGCGAACCCAGTTGGCATCCAGGCCCATATGCTCAACCACCATGTTTACTTCGGGAACCTCCATCCCTGGTCCCATCGATCCTGCAACGTCGAATCGTTCGACCTGCACAATTGGTCGGTAACTGGTGATCTTCTTGGCCAGCGGCTCTGGCAGGCCTTCGACATCGATGATCTCACCCAGCCCCATACCGGGCGTATCCAAAGCATAGCGGCTCAGTCCGAAAGCCACCTCGATCTCGCGCGCGAAGTCCTCCCCAATGGACTTCGCGCCTGTGCGGTCTGGTTCTGCCAGGCAGCGCGACACAAAGTTCTGAGGCTTCCCAAGCTTTTCGGCCAAGCGAGACTGGGCACCACGGGCGCCTACACCGTACTCGCGGTCCATTAGTTTCTGCAGGTTCTGCCTGCGCACCGTACGTAATTCCATTTGCCGATTCTCTACACCCATTACTTCCCGGTAAATGACCGTTAGGTATTGATAAAACAATTACCAAGCGGTAATAATCTGCGCATTAACTAGGAGGTCCTGCTATGCGCACCAAACACACCAAGCTGCTGGACTGGCTTAAGACCGCGACGGACGAAGCGGTAGCAGCCACCGGCACCACCCGCGGCTACCTGCGCCAAATTGCCTACGGCAACAAGGTGTCGTCAGCTGAAATCGCTTCCTCGATCGAGCTCGCCACCGGTGGTTCCGTAACCCGCCAAGAGCTGCGCCCGGATGACTGGTCGCGCATCTGGCCAGAGCTGTCGGCGGCTTGATCATGACCACGACCCAATTAAGCCCTGAACAGGCCACAAGGGCCCGCAAGAACTTGCACTTCATCTTGCAGCGAGTGACTTCGGTCGGTAATGCGCCGATTGCGCATGCAGTCGGTTGCGATGAGGCGACCATCAGCCGCATGCGCCCGGAGAAGTTTGAGCAGTTCGCGCAGATCCTTGCAGTCCTTGACCTGAAGGTCGTGCCCAGCGAGATGCGTTGCTTTAACGAGCGCGACATCGAGATGTTCATTCACGGTTCCAAGCGGTGGATGGAGCACGTCCAAGGCCTGGACCAGCTCGAGGAGGGGTAACCCGTGGACTGGCTCAGGCTCTGGCACGACATGCCTAACGATCCGAAGTGGCGGACGATCGCGCGCGTGTCCGGCCGATCAATTTCCGAGGTAATGGCGGTGTATTGCCACCTGCTCGTAATGGCCTCCTCAAATCAGGATCGCGGTCACGTCGACGGCATAGAGTGTCACGACATGTCACGCGAAAACGTGACAAACGTGACTTTCGTGACATGTCACGAAATCAACTTTTTGGAGGGTCTTTCTACCGCTCTCGACATCGAAATACAGGCCGTGGAGTCGATTCTGAACGCCATGCAAGGTCGCGTTCTGGCGGGGTCGAAGATGTCCGGATGGGATGGTCGCCAGCCGAAGCGTGAAGACGCCGGGACCAATGAAACCGGGCCTAAGTCGGCTAAACAACGCAAAAGGGAGCAGCGGGAACGTCAAAGGGCGCAGCAAGAAAACGGGTGCAGTCACGAAGAGTCACGCACCGTCACGCAAAGTCACGACAGATTAGATACAGATACAGATATAAAAGAACACACACATAACGCGCAGGCGAGCGATTCGCCTCCAGCGCTGATCGAGGACCAAACCGCGCGTCCTCGCTTCGCCATGACGGACGACTGGGAGCCCGACTCCCGCTCGTTCACCGCAGTCCTGGCTCGCAACGGCATGGCCAACCAACGGTTCCACGCCGACCAACTGCTCGAATTCCGCTCGTACTGGATCAGCCGCCCCGGGGACCACAAGACCCAGGCCCAGTGGGAGCACGCACTCGCTCAGCAACTGAAACGCCAATCCCGAATCCAGCAAGCCGCAGAGGGCAACAGCCATGAAACCGGTGGACGAACTCCTGGTCGCAGCACGCGCAACGCTCACGACATCCTCACAGACCCCAATTGGTGAACCGGTACCCGAGAACGTGACGCCCATGGAGCAGGCCCTGCGGGATGCTGTTCGCCGGATCTTCACCACGCTCAAGATCACGTTCCCGGCCTGGTACGAGAAACACTACGGTGAAGCACGGGCAGAGCAGCTGGCTCGCCGCGTGTGGCGAGAGACGATCAGCGATCTGAACGACGTAGCCGTGGATCGTGGACTGCACCGCATGGCCAAGGAATGCAAATTCCCACCATCGCCCAGCGACTTCCTGGAACTGTGCAGGCGCGTCGACGACATGCCGACGGTTCAAGAGGCGTGGCAGGAAGCGCTGATGGGTAAATACACCCATGAAGCTGTGCGCGTTGCCGCAGAGTCCACTGGCACGTTCGACCTGCGAACCGCAACCGGCTCCGAGAAATCGCTGTTCCAGCGCTTCGAACGCAACTACGCCATCGTCCAGCGCCGCGCCCAGAACGCACAGCCACTCGACGGCAAGATCGCCCAGGGCATTGAGCATGACAGCGGCTTCAAGGCCCAGCTGGCCAAGTCCCACCAGGAAGCCCGCGACCTGGTCACCGCACAGAACATCCCAACTGACGGCAAGGCGGCACGTGCGCTGCTGCTGGCCAAGCTCGGCATTCGGAGAGAGCGCCATGCATGACGACAACCAACATCCGGCACGCGGAGATTTCGAGGGCCAATTGCTCAAGCTGTACGAGGAAGCTGGCGCCAACGAGCCAAACCTGCGCTTTGAGGGGGCTGCTTACGTCGATCCGCTGATTCAATCAGCCTGGTGGGGCTTCAAGACCGCCCACGACGAAAAGCATGGGCAATGCCTCGCCCTGGCCCGTGACGTATCGATCGCCCGCCGCCAGAAGTCGCAGTACTTCCGCGCGGTGAAGTGGTTCCTGGCCAACACCAACATCAAGCCGGCTGATGTGCCAACGCCCGTGTATCACACGCTGGTGCACGTGGTTAACACCCTGGCCGAGAAGGCCAAACGTGCTGCGGAGGTGGCCAATGGTTGAGCGCAGCAACAGCACAAAGCGCATGCAGGCTCTTGGGCGCCTCAAGACCGGCGAAATGAACAAGACCGAAGCCGCGTACCAGCAGTACCTGCGGGACCGCCAGTTCGTTGGCCATATCGCCTGGTTCAAGTTCGAGGGGATCAAGCTCCGCCTGGCCGACAACACGTTCTACACGCCCGATTTCGCAGTGATGCTCGCCAACGGTGAGATGCAGCTGCACGAAGTGAAGGGCTTCTGGACCGACGACGCCAAGGTCAAGACCAAGGTCGCCGCCAGCCTGTACCCGTTCAAGATCATCGCCGTCACCGCCAAGACCAAGAAGTCTGGCGGTGGTTGGGCGTTCCAAGAGTTCTGATTCACATGTTCTACGCAGAACTACGCAAGGGGGCAGTATGAAACTCATCAGCGCACGGCAGGCATGGCGGGAGGCTCTACACGAGAACCGCGATTCGGTACTGGCAGTGGCCGCCGAGCGCGTGAAGCTCGGAAAGCGGGGCAGGGTGGCCAACGAGACTATGCCGTCAATGCGGAACAGCAACGGGCGCTGCGCCCACATGCTTGCCGCAGGCTTGGTGCAGGCAGCCATCGGCACGCTACCCAAGCCCCTGCAGCACTTCGGGCATGCTCTGTACTCGCCAATCGCCGGAGGCCACGACCTGAACGTGGCCCACGCGCTGGTGTGGTTCACGGCCGACATCGAGAAGATCCCCGAACGCCGCCGTGAAATCGCGTATTGGATGGCACTGGCTGCTATTCGTAGCCACCAGGCATCCGTGAACGGTCGCGAAGCCTGGGGTCCATCTCGCATCGCTGAGTTCGTTTTCGACTGGTACGGAGCCAACATCACGGTCAGCCAGTGGGCCCGGGATTGGTCCGCGACGTGGGAGGTGCTGGCCAAGACCTGCGATAACCTCGACGCCAAGGCGCTCAAGCCTGTGGCAGCGGTCGTGGCTCGCCTGCGTGAGCGTCAGCCAGTGCCAGGCCAGTGTCGTTGGGATGTGGTGGACCGTGAGCAGGTAGCCGATGCTCGCGGCCAGGCCTATGCAGAGGTCCGTGAGCGCGCAGTGCTGCGTCTTCGCGCCAGGCTCAATGCCATGGCTGAACCGGACCTTCGCCGCTGGTTCGCACGCATGAAGGGATATGCAGAGGCCTACCGGGCAGAGTGGGGCAGCGATGTGATCGAGAACCAAGCTCGTCACGCGCAGTTCTCCGACCGCGTTGCAGAGTATTGGAACCAGCGCCACCGCATAGGCGATGTCTCAAAGCGTGTCGCTTGACGGTTTGTCGAGGGTTTTGATACCTTTTCGCCACTGTCCGAAGTTACGGGCATTCACCGGAAACCCGCCATTGAGCGGGTTTTTTGTTGCCTGCAAACAATCCCCAGACCCCGCCATCGAGCGGGGTTTTGCGTTTCTGGAGGCCCCATGAATGCCCCAGGTAGGAGAAACCCCATGTCGAAACCCGAAGGCATCGTCGAAGCTGTAGGCGCCTCCGTGGCTAACAAGGGCATGCTGGTCGGCGCCACCACTGGCGTTGCCGGCTGGCTGACCCAGGTTAACTGGATTGGCGTCTCAGGCGTGTTGATCGCTGCCCTTGGCTTCTTGGTCAGCACCTGGTTCCGCTGGAGACAGGAGCAGCGCGACATCGCTGACCGCCAAGCCCGCGAGCTGCGCGAGGCTGCCGAGAGCGCCGCCCGCATTGCCTACTACCGCGAGCGTTGCGAAGTTGAGCGCCCGTAACCGCATCGCCGTCAGCCTGCTGACGATGAGCCTGGCCGGCTTCGGGGCGTGGAAGGCCAGCGAAGGCTTTACCGACGTGGCCGTCATACCGACGAAGGGCGACGTTCCAACCATCGGCCACGGTTCCACCAGGTGGGAAGACGGCACGCCCGTGAAGATGGGCGACACCATCACCCGCCCACGTGCCGAAGTGCTGGCCAGAACCCTGAACAGCCAGGCCGAGAAGCAGTTTGCCGCCAGCCTGCCGGGGGTGAAGCTGCACCAAGAAGAGTTCGACCTGTACATGGACTTCGTTGGCCAGTACGGCATGGGCAACTGGCGGCCGTCCTCGATGCGCCGCGATCTGCTGGCCGGCAACTACGTCCAGGCATGCAACGACCTGCTCAAGTACAAGTTCGCCGCCGGCTACGACTGCTCGACCCCGGGCAACAAGCGCTGCTGGGGCGTCTGGCAGCGCCAGCTGGAGCGCCACGCCAAGTGCATGGGCGCGCAATGAGTCGGAAGCAGCCATACACGCCTTGCAAGCTGTACGTCGACGGCGCTGAAGGCATCGCGGTCGGCGACTTCATCACCACCGCCGCCGGTTCGGCATACCTGGTGCAGACGCTCCGGGTGAGCAGCAAGCGGCCAGATCGCAAGCACATGGACTGCCTTCGCTGGCCCATGGCGGAAATCCCCGCTGATGCACGCTGCTACCAGCTGACTTGGTACAAGAGGTGACCCGATGACCAACTACCTGATCGCCGGCCTGCTGGCCTGCGGCATCGTCATCTACGCCGGCTGGCAGAAGATCGAGGCTCAGTCCTTGGCCCTGGACCAGGCTACCCGGCAGATCAGCACGCTGGAGGCGGCCGCGGAATCCCGCCGCAACACCATCAAGCTGCTGGCCGACCTCGACACCCAACACACCCAGGAGCGCGAACGTGCGAACCAGACCAATGCGAGCCTTCGTGCTGATGTCGCTGCTGGCCAGCGCCGGCTGTCAGTCCTCGCCACCAGCTGCAGCCCCACAGGATCTGCCACCGCCGCCGGCCTGGGTCATGCAAAAGCGCGAGCCGAACTTGACCCAGCGGCTGCTGAACGAATTGTCCGAATCGCCAACGACGGCGACGACGCCATCCGCCAACTGACAGCCCTGCAGGACTGGGTCAGCAAGGCCTGCTCCATCGCGCAGTAAGGATTTCCCATGGCCATGACCGTGAAGCGCCACCGGTTTGTGGCTGAGTATTTGAAAGACCTCAACGCTACCCAGGCGGCCATTAGGGCCGGGTACGCGAAGAAGGGCGCCAAGGACCAGGCCTACCAGCTCATGCAGCTGCCAGAGGTGGCAGAAGCCATCGAGAAGGCCATGGGCGAGCGGAACAAGCGGTTGCAGGTCGATGCCGACTACGTACTGCGCAGGCTGACGGAGATCGATCAGCTTGACGTGATCGACATCCTCAATGACGACCTTACGCTACGGCCTCTGAGGGAGTGGCCCAAGGCGTGGCGCCTGTCGCTGTCCGGGATGGACATCACCGAGATAGGCAGGGCCACCGAGGACGCAACCGCAGCTATGGCCTTCCTCAAGAAGATCAAATGGCCTGACAAAGTCCGCAACCTTGAGCTGCTGGGCAAGCACGTGAACGTGAACGCCTTCAAAGAGCAGGTCGAGGTGAACGTTACCGGTCTTGCCGACAGGATGGCGAAAGCCCGTGAACGCCTCAAACAGCGAGATTGACTACGAGCAGGAGCTTGCCAACGACATCGCCAGCTTCTCGAATGATCCGCTTGGCTACGTGCTGTATGCGTTCCCTTGGGGCGAAGCGGGCGGCGAGCTGGCCAACAAGACCGGGCCTCGCAAGTGGCAGCGCGATGTTCTCGATTCGATCGGCGAGCAGCTGCGTGCCGGCGCCAAGGATCGAGGCGAGGTAATCCGCGAGGCTGTGGCGAGCGGCCACGGTATCGGCAAGTCTGCGCTGGTGTCCTGGGTCATCAAGTGGGCGCTCGACACCGAGGTCGATACCCGGGGCGTGGTCACCGCCAACACCGAAAGCCAGCTCAGGACCAAGACCTGGCCCGAGGTGGCAAAGTGGAACCGGCTATCGATCACCGCCCACTGGTTCAAGCTGACCGGTACCGCGCTGATCAGCACCGACCCGGACCACGAAAAGAACTGGCGCATCGACGCCGTGCCATGGTCGGACACCAACACAGAGGCGTTCGCGGGCCTGCACAACGAAGGTAAGCGCATCCTGCTGATCTTCGACGAGGCATCAGCCATTGCCGACCTGGTGTGGGAGGTGGCCGAAGGTGCGCTGACCGACGCCGACACCGAGATCATTTGGGCTGCCTTCGGCAACCCGACCCGTAACAGCGGCCGCTTCCGCGAGTGCTTCACCAAGTTCAAGCACCGCTGGCGGCACCGCCAGGTCGACAGCCGCACCGTCGACGGCACCAACAAGACGCAAATCGCCAAGTGGATCGCCGACTACGGCGAGGACAGCGACTTCGTCCGTATCCGCGTACGCGGCATGTTCCCGAGGGCTTCTGACTTGCAGCTGATCCCAACCGACTGGGTGGCCGAGGCCATGCGGCGCGAAGGCGTGTACGGCATGGACGATGCCCTGGTGTGCGGTATCGACATTGCCCGCGGCGGCATGGACAACAATGTAATCCGCTTCCGGCGGGGCATGGATGCCAAGAGCATCAAGCCGATCAAGATCCCGGGCAGCGAAACGCGGGATACCACCAAGTTCATCGCCAGGGTGTGCACCGAGGTGATGGAACGTAGGCCGGATGCGGTGTTTGTCGACTCCACCGGAGTGGGTGGCCCAGTCGCGGATCAGCTCCGCCGCGCTCTGCCTGGCGTGCTGATCATCGATGTGAACTTCGCCAGCCAGGCCCCAGACCGGCACTACGCCAACATGCGGACGTGGATCTGGTGGCGCCTGCGCGAAGCGATCAAGTTGGGGTTGGCCATCGAATCGGATACCGATCTCGAAACCGAGCTGACTAGTCCTGAGTACGCTCACAACGCCCATGACCAGCTGGCGCTGGAGAAAAAAGCCGACATCAAGAAGCGCCTAGGCATCAGCCCAGACGACGGTGACGCGCTGGCCCTGACCTTCACCATGCCGGTGATGAAGGCCCAGTACCAAGGCAATGGCGGCGTCAACGGCAGCCATCAATCAGATTACGACCCTTTCAACTGAGGAAATCCCCATGGGCGGAGTAGCAAAGAAGGCAGCCAACGTTGCCACCCTTGGCCTGGCCAGCAAAGTGCTGGGCGATTCCTTCGAAGCTCCGAAGACCGAGACAACCACTGCCGACCAAGTGGACACCAACGACGTATCCAACGCTGACGCGCAAGGCTTTGCCGATGACAAGCGCCGCCGTGCCAAGGCTGCCGGCATCACCTCGACCATCTTGGGCGGTGCCAGCGCAGCAGCAGCGCCGACCGCCACCAAGACCTTGCTGGGGCAATAACCATGGCCACCGACAGTCCACGCAAGCTGGCCGAGAAGCGGCTGTCAGCGCTGAAGACCGAGCGGGCGTCCTGGGACACCAACGCCAAAGAGATCTCCGACTTCATCCTGCCCATGCGTTCCCGGGTGATGTGCGACGACACCAACCGTGGCGACCGCCGCAACAACAAGATCATCAACAACCGGGCCACTATGGCCAGCCGCACCACGGCGTCTGGGATGATGAGCGGCATCACCTCGCCGGCGCGCCCATGGTTCAACCTGGCCCCGGTTGCCAGGGCCATCATGGAGTTCGGCCCGGTCAAGTCGTGGTTCTACGAGTGCACTCAGCGCATGCGCGATGTCTTCCTGCGCTCGAACCTGTATCAGGTGCTGCCTACCTGCTATCAGGAGATGTGCACTTTCGGCACCGGCTGCATCTGGGTAGACGAGCATCCAGACACCGTTATCCGTTGCGAGGCCTTCACCTGGGGCGAATACTGGATTTCCAACGGCGCTGACGGCCGAGCAGCGGCCATCTACCGCGAATTCAAGTGGACTGTGAACCAGCTGGTGCAGAAGTTCGGCCTAGAAGCGCTGAGCCCAGCATCCAAGGCTCTCTACGAAAACAATAACGGTGATCAGTTCATCAGCTGTGCTCAGCGCGTCGAGCTGAACATGAACGCCAACCCAGACCGCGCAGGCAGCCGCAATCTGCCGTTCTCGGCGCTGACTTGGGAGGCTGGCGCTCCGGGCGACCAGGTGCTGGAAGATCGCGGCTATCACGAGTTCCCCGCCATGGCTGTTCGCTGGGAGTCGATGCCGGGTGATGCCTATGGCACTGGCCCTGGTCGCATCTGCCTTGGCGATGTAAAGGCCTTGCAGCTGTACGAACGCCAGGCGGCCCGTATGACCGAGACAGGCGCAAACCCGCCGCTACAGGCTCCGGCAGAGCTGCGTGGCCAGCCCAGCAGCACCATCCCGGGCGGCGTCACCTATGTCCCCATGGTGGGTGGCCAGAACCAGATGGCGCCGATCTACCAGCCCAACGCGGCCTGGCTCTCACCCATCCAGGCGAAGATCCAGGAGCACGAAGGCCGAATCAACGAAGCGTTCTTCGTCGACCTGTTTCTGATGGTCAGCCAGCTCGACACCGTGCGCACCGCCACAGAGATCGCGGCCCGCAAGGAAGAGAAGATGCTGATGCTGGGCCCAGTGCTTGAGCGCATCAACGACGAATTGCTCGACCCGCTGATCGACCGCACCTTCAACATCATGCTGCGCCAGTCCATGCCGATTTGGGCCGGCATCATCGATGGCGACCCACTGCTGCCGCCACCGCCGCAGGAGCTGATTGACGCCAACAGCGAGATCCAGGCCGAGTACGTGTCGATCCTGGCTCAGGCGCAGAAATCCCAGAACGTGCTGGGGCTGGAGCGATTCGCGACCTTGGCCGGCAATCTGTCCGGCGCATTCCCAGAGGTTCTGGACAAGGTCAACTCCGACCAGCTCATCGAGGAATACGCCGACGCCATCGGCGTGGTTCCGACCGTTGTTCGCGGTGATGACGAGGTCGCCGCTATTCGTGAGCAGCGCGCCCGACAGCAGCAGGCCGAGCAAGCCCAGCAGGCCATGGGCTCTGCAATCCAGGGCGCCAAGCTCCTGTCCGAAACCGAAGTCACCCCGGACAACGTCCTGGGCCAGATGCTGGGGGCCTAAATGTTCGACGACGCCGAGATCCTGCAGAAGCGGGAGGACGCCGCACGCCTTGAGCAAGAGCAGGCAGCCCAGGACTTCAAGTGGCTGATGGCTGATCCCCGCGGCCGTCGGCTGGTCTGGAAGCAGCTGGAGGCTGCCCGCGTGTTCCACACGGTCTACGACCCGAAACCAATCCCGATGGCCTTCAACGAAGGTCGCCGCCAGCACGGCCTGAGCCTGCTGGAGCGCATCAACACCCTGTGTCCGCACCTGTACCAGGTGATGGTCGCGGAAAACACCACGGTCAATAGCGAGGAATGACCATGAGCGACAAAGCAATCGAGCAAGAAATTCAGATCAAGGGCCTCAACGCACCGCGCATCAAGCCCGATGACATCAAGACAAACATCGCCAGCGAGCACTATTTCACCGCGCTTGATGGGGTAGATGGTCACTTCCGCGGTGGCCCTGAAGCTCAAGGCGTCCAGAACGCACAGGCGCTGGGCCTTTTGACCTTCTGCGTGTTGGTGCTGCGCAACGGCTTCACCGTTACCGGTGAGAGCGCCTGTGCCAGCCCGGAGAACTTCGACGCCGAGATCGGCAAGCGCATCGCCCGGGAGAACGCCGTGGCCAAGGTATGGCCGCTGATGGGCTACGAGCTGCGCAGCAAGCTGGCTGTCCGTGCTGAGTTCGGCCAAAGCGAAGGGGGTGAAGCATGAACCTCTTCATCCACGGCCGTCTCGGCCACTTCCTCATGAACGAAGCCGGCGCCGATGGCAGCCAGGGCGGTGGTGCAGCCACGGCCGCAACCTCTGCCGAGCCCCAGAGCAACATCCTTGGCGGCGACCAGGGTGCCCAAGGCCAGCAGCAACAGCAGACCGGCGATGCCGCACAGCAAACCCAGGAAGGCCAGCAGCAGGGCCAGAAGCAGGAAGGCGAGGGCGAACAGGCGCAGAAGCCAGTTGTGCCCGAGGCCTATGCCTTCAAGGACCTGCCCGAAGGCTACGCAATGAGCGATCAGCAGCTGGCCGAGGTCAGCCCGCTGTTCAAAGAACTGGGCCTGACCCAGGAGCAGGCAGACAAGCTGGTTGCCTTCGACGCCAAGCGCGCCCTGGCTGCCGAGCAAGCCGGCCTTGAGCAGCGCCAAGGCCTGGTCACCGGCTGGGAGAAGTCCCTGCGCGAGGACGCAGCCTTCGGCGGCGCCAACTTCGACGCCAACGTCGGCGTTGCCCAGAAAGCCCTAGCCCAGTTCGGCACCCCCGAGCTGAGCACCATGCTCAAGGAGTCCGGCCTGGGCTCCCATCCCGAAGTTGTTCGGCTCTTCCACCGGATCGGCCCGCAGTTGGCCGAGGGCCAGCTGCATAGCGGTTCCGGCAACAACACCCGTAAATCCAACGAAGAAGTCTTCTACGGTAAAAAGTAAGGAGTGAACCATGGCCGTTATCGCCAACACTGCGCTGACGCTGGCCGACTGGGCCAAGCGCCAGGATCCGGACAGCAAGCCGGCGCGCATCATTGAGATGCTGAACCAGACCAACGAAATCCTGACCGACATGCTGTGGCTGGAGGGCAACCTGGCGACCGGTCACCGTACCACCGCGCGCACTGGCCTTCCTGCTGGTACCTGGCGCGTGCTGAACGGTGGTATCGCCCGCGGCAAATCGACTACCGCCCAGGTAGACGAAAGCTGCGCGATGCTGGAAAACCTCGGTGTCGTTGACGAGGCGCTTGCAAACCTCAACGGCAACACCGCTGCCTTCCGGCTTTCCGAGAACTCGGCCTACATCGAGGGCATGAACCAGGACATGGCCACTGGCCTGTTCTACAACAACAGCGCTCTGGAGCCCGGGAAATTCCTCGGTCTGGCCCCACGCTACAGCGACAGCACCGCCAAGAACGGCCAGAACATCATCAAGATGGGTGGCAGTGGCTCGGACAATACCTCTGTGTGGCTGGTTGTCTGGGGCGACCAGACCGTGCATGGCATCTTCCCGAAAGGTTCGAAGGCTGGTCTGGACCACAACGACATGGGCGTAGAGCTTGTCGACGATGGCACCGGCAAGTTCTTCCGCGCCTATCGCGACCACTACAAGTGGGACTGTGGCGCTGCCCTGCGTGACTGGCGCTATGCCGTGCGCATTTGCAACATCGATATCAGCGACCTGGTAGCTGACACCAACGGCAGCACCGTCAAGCTGATCGAGGCAATGGTTCGTGCGGCTCACCGAATCCCGAACCTGCGCATGGGCCGTGCTGCGTTCTACATGAACCGCACCATTGCTGAATGCATCGACATCCAGGCGATGAACAAGAACAACGTGCGCCTGAAGATCCAGGAATACGACGGCGAGTGGATCACCAGCCTGCGCGGTATTCCTTTCCGCACCTGCGATGCGCTTCTCAACACTGAGTCGCCGGTTGTCTGACCGGCGCTTCACCCGCCAAATCTATTCCGGAGAATTCCCATGATCACCGACAAGCTGAACATGTTCAGCGGGCAGACTGGCCAGGCAGTCACCGCGACGGCGGCATCGACCGACGTTCTCGACCTGGGCCCCTTGACCCATGGCAACACCCGACGCGACATCGGCGCCGGCGAGCCGCTGTATCTGGTCATCGCTGTTCTGGTTGCTGCCGCCGCTGCTGGCGCTGCCACAGTGAACTTCCAGCTCCAGACCAGTGACGACAACGCCACCTGGGTCACCCTGTACGACTCAGGTGCCAAAGCGCTTTCTGATATGACTGCCGGCAAACAGCCCGTGGCCGTAGCGGTTCCGCGCGGTGTTCGCCGCTACCTTCGCGTCAACTACTCGGTTGGCACCGGCCCACTTACTGCTGGCACGTTCTGGGCTGGCCTGGTCAAAGATGTCCAGGACACTACCTACTACGCCAGCGGCTTCACCATCGTTTAAGGAGCGACCATGAAAGTTATCGCACTTGAACGCGGCTACTACGGCGGCAAGATCCAAGACCCGCCTGAGGCCGGTGGCCAACCCTTCAACATTCTCAAGGAAGAGCACCTAGGCAAGTGGATGGAGCCGCAGGGCTGGACGCCGTCCGCCGCAGCCAAGCCTGTTGCCGGCACCAACACCGGCAGCCAGGGCAGCGGGGCGCAATCTGGCTACACGCCAAAGCATCACGGTGGCGGACGCTGGATTGTCATCAACTTGGGCGGCCAGAAGGTTGGCGACTTCATTGGTGCCAGTAAGGAAGAGGCACAGGCGGAAGCTGATCGCCTGATCGCTGGTGGCGAGCCGTACGTGAAGCCTGACGACACCACCGCCGGCAGCCAGGGTGGCGGGGCGGATGGCGCCAACGGCGGCAACCCAGATGATGACGACGAAGGCCCGGACGCCTGAGTCAGCACCAGCACCCACCAAGGGCCCTTCGGGGCCCTTTTTCATGGAGCCAGCACCCAATGTCCTCAGTGATCGACATCTGCAACATGGCGCTTTTCCGCATCGGCAATGGCATGCGCATCGATGACCTGGAAGAGAACAGCCAGCCTGCCCGGATCTGTAAGCAGTTCTACGAGAGTAGCCGCGACTTTGTGCTGCGCGCCGATTGCGATTGGGGGTTTGCCACAGCCTTTGCCCAACTGGCCGAGGTGGCGGACAACCCGAACCCCGAATACCCCTACGCGTACGCCGTGCCGAACGACTGCATGCGGGTTCGCCGCATCGTTAACCCGGTCTTTCCGCAGGGCGTATGGCCGGCCGGTATGGATTGCCAGGTGCCGGAGATCCCGCGCATCCCGTTTCGCATCATCAACGGCAGCAGCCAGCGCCTGATCAGCACCAATGTGTCGCCGGCAACCCTGGAGTACACGCTGAAGGTCGAGTCGCCCGAAATGTTCGATTCGATGTTCGTGTCGGCTCTGTCCTGGTACCTCGGCAGTGAGATCGCTGGCCCGCTGGCCAAGGACGCCGGTTTGGCCAAAGACTGCTTTGCCCAATACAAGAGCGTTGTCCTCAATGCAGCCGCCGCAGCCCTGAACGAGGGGACCAGTCAGTACCTGCACGAATCCATCTTCATCACGGGGCGCGGGGCATGAGCGAAGTCATTCAGCCGTCCTTCAGCGCTGGCGAGGTCGCTCCGGCCACCTATGCCCGGGTTGACCTGGCCCGGTACTACACCGCCCTCAAGACCTGCCGCAACTTCGTGGTGCTTCCGGAGGGTGGCGCACAGAACCGCTCCGGTACGCGGTTCATCACCGAGGTGAAGGACAGCAATGCCCGCACCCGGCTGATTCCGTTCCAGTTCTCGACCGAGCAGACCTACATCCTGGAGTTCGGCAACCTGTACATCCGCTTCATCAGCATGGGCGGCCAGGTGGTGAGCGGTGGTATGCCCTACGAGATCGTTTCCCCGTACACCACTGCACAGCTGCAGGCCTTGAAGTTCACCCAATCCGCGGACGTGATGACCATCGTCCATCCAGATCACCCACCACGCGAACTGTCGCGCCTGGCGCCCACCAACTGGACGTTGACGGCCATCACCTTCGAGCCTGGCATCGCCGCGCCAACCGGCCTTGTGGCCACAGCACGCGTGGGAGGATCCGGCGACACCACCGAGTATCAGTACAAGGTCACAGCGGTCAGTGGCATCTCTGAAGGGTCAGTCGAGTCCTGGGCCAGCAACACGGCGACGGTGAACAGCTGGGACAACAAGCCCGGGGCAACTCTGTCGTGGACTGCGGTGACCGGTGCCGACCACTACAACGTGTACAAGAACAAGTCTTCGGGCGTTTTCGGCTTCATTGGGCAGTCGGCCGGCACCACGTTCAACGACATCAACATCACCCCCGAAACCGATAACACGGTACCGATCGGCTACAACCCGTTCGCTGATGGCAACAACCCGTCGGTGGTCGGCTACTACCAGCAGCGCATGGCCTTTGCCGCCAGCGTGGCCAATCCGCAGACCGTCTGGTTGTCCCGAACCGGCGACTTCCACAACTTTGGCTACTCAGACCCGAACAAGGATGACGACGGTATCGAGTTCGTCATCGCCAGCCGGCAGGTCAACCAGATCCGTCACCTGGTGTCGCTGCGTGAGCTGCTGGCCATGACCTCGGGCGCCGAGATCGCCATTACTGGGTCCAGCGACTCGGGCATCACGCCGGCCAACGTCTCGGCGGTAGAGCAGAGCTACTTCGGTTCGAGCGACGTGCTCCCGGCCATCTATGCGAACACCGCTCTGTATGTGCAGGCCCGGGGCGGGAAATTGTCGACGCTCGCTTACAACTACGTTTCGGACGGCTTCCAGCCACAGGATGTGAGCGTGATGTCCTCGCACCTGCTGCGTGGCTTCACCATCCAAGACCAGGCCTTTGCCCTGGCGCCCAACGGCGTTCTGTGGATGGCCCGCAACGACGGCATGCTACTGGGCTTCACATTCCTGCCTGATCAGCAGGTATTCGGCTGGAGCTGGCACGACACTGACGGGCAGGTCGAGTCCGTGGCAAGCGTGCCAGAGGATGACGAAGACGCGCTGTACCTGATCGTCAGGCGCGTCGTGAACGGGGTGCCAAAGCGTTACATCGAGCGCATGGCCTCCCGGCAACTGACGAAGTACGGTACCGGCGACTTCTGGTTTGACCGGGCCTTCTTCGTGGACTGCGGCCTGACTTACGACGGGCGCCGGTCCGGCACCGCTGTTCTCACTGGCGGCACTGACTGGAAATTCCCCAACCCGCTGACCCTCAGCGTCGGCACTGCCACATTCGACGCAGGCATGGTCGACCGCAGCGTGATCATGTACGGCGGCGGTACCGCAACCAGCATTGGCGAGATCCTCACCGTACGGATCACGGCCTACATATCGCCAACCCAGGTCACCGTCGAGCCTCAGACAGTCGTGCCGGAGTCGCTGCGCGGTATCTCGGCCACCCGCTGGGGGCTGGCTGCAACAACTATCAGCGCGCTTGGCCACCTTGAGGGCAAGACAGTCAGCATGCTTGGCGATGGCAACGTCATTCCCCAGCAAGTGGTCACCGGCGGCGCTGTCACCCTGGACAGTCCAACGCTGGTGGTGCACATCGGCCTACCCATCACCGGTGATTTCGAGACGCTGGACATCACCCTGCAAAACAACCAGGCGTTCCTGGGAAGCAAGAAGCGGCTCAACCAGGTGGTTGTCCTGTGTCAGGAGAGCCGCGGGATTTTTGCTGGTCCAGACGCCGACAACCTGGACGAGTTCAAGCAGCGCGCCGGCGAGAACTACGGCGCGCCGATCGAGCTGCTTACAGGGCGGGCAGAGATGGACATCCCGTGTAAGTGGGATACCGAAGGCCGCCTGTTCATTCGTCAGTCCGACCCGCTTCCGCTCACCATTCTGGGGGTCATGCCAAATGTCCGGGCCGGTGGCTGAGATGATGCCGGTGGATGACCGGCTGATCGAAATGACGGTAGCGAACGCCCGCATGCAGGACCGCCTCGAGTTCGAATGCCTGCGCGGCCTGACCGTCGAGCAAGAGCTGCGCGACTCGGTGGAAAAGAGCGCTAACCCGCGTGCCTATGTCGTGAACGGCCGAGTTGTGGCCATGTTCGGCGACATCAAGCACGACGAGCGCATCGGCGTTCCATGGTTGATTAGCACCACCGAGATCGCCAAGCACCGCCGGGCCTTTCTGATCGAGTGTGACCGAGAGGTCGCCGCTATGCGCCAGCGCCACCAGGTGCTGATCAATTACACCGATGCCCGCTACGTCAAAGCCCTGCGCTGGTTGCGCTGGCTCGGTTTCCAGATGCATGTGGCCGTGCCCTATGGGGTCAACGGCGAGTTGTTCCACCCAATGACTTTGAGGGGGCTCTAATGGGCGCAGCAGCAGGTGCTGGCGCAGCAGCGGGCGGTGGCCTGCTCAGCGCGTATTCCCAGATCAAGCAGGGCAAGGATGCGGTAAAGGCCGCCAACCGCCAGCAGCGTTACCTGAATGACCAGGCGCGCGACACTATCAACCAAGGCGACTTTGCTGCCGACATGGCGAACGAGCAGGGCCGGCAGACAGCCGCGAGCCAGCGCACGGGCTTCGCAGCCAACGGCGTGGTTGTTGGCCAAGGGTCTGCTGGCCGGATCGAGCAGGACACCATCGACCTTGCCCGCCAAGACGCCGACCAGTTGCGCCGCAACGCCTTCAACCAAGCAATGGGCCTGGTCGATCAGGGTAATGAGGGCATCAAGCAGGCCAAGGCCGAGTTCCGTACCCGCCGGCTTAATGCCTTCGGTTCGCTGCTCACCGGCGGCGGCCAGGCCGCCAACATGTACAGCAGGGGTTGAGCATGGCCGCACGAATTCCAAACTACCAGCGTCGGGTGGGGCCCGAGGTAACCGCCGCACCACGTGTGGCACAGGCATCGACGGACGCGTCAGGCTTGGCTCGTGGCCTGTCCAGCTTGGCCGGCGATCTGGCAGACATTCATCAGCGTGAAATGCGCGAGGCCAACCAGACTGCCGTGCTCAACGCCGACAACCAGCTTGGCACCTGGCAGAACGAAGCGATCTTCAACCCGGAAACAGGTGCCTTCACCAGGAAGGGCCAAGCTGCGCTCAACATCACCAACGACACGCTGGCGCAGTTCGATCAACAGCGCGAGTCCATCGCCAGCAGCCTGGCCAACGAGCAGCAACGGCAGATGTTCACCCAGGCGGCACTGCAGCGGCGCTCCCAGTTGCAGGGGAAGCTTGGTAGCTATGAGTTCGGCGAGCAGCAGGAATACAAGAATCAGGTCGACAAGGCGGCCATTGCCACCGCCCTCAACACGGCTGCGCTGAACTACAACGACCCCAACGCCATTGCCGAAAGCCACAGCCGAATCGACGGCATTCTGCAGTTGCAGGCGCAACGGAACGGCTGGGCCCCTGAGGTCCTGGAGGCAAACCGTACCAAGGCCACCAGCAACATGTACTCCGACATCCTGAAGCGCCAGGCTTCACAGGATCCGTACAAGGCTCAGGCCGCGCTCAAGCAGTATCAGCAGTACTTGACCGCCGACGACCTGACTCAGGTAGGGAGCTCAATCGACAGCAAGGTCGAACGGCTGCAGCAGAAGGCAGAGATGGCCCAGCTCCGGGCCGAAGCACGCGGCGAACGAGCGCTGGGCAAGATCAGCACCCAGATCGCCAGTGGCATTCCGGCTACCGATGAGATGTGGTCGAACTGGGCGAACCAGGTCAAAGGCACTCCGGCGGCGGCCGAATTCAATGAGCTGCGCAAGCAGGAGGTGGCCACCCAGCAGGTTCTGCGCCAGCCGATCGACCAGCAGGCAGCCTACTTCAACAAGCTGCAAGCCGAATTGCAGAACAATGGCGGTACCGTGGCACAGGCCAACAACCTGAACCGCCTGGGGCGTGCCATCGAGACAAACGCCAAGATGATGGCAGAAGCACCCCTCGACTACTTCCAGCAGCGGCTTGGCGGCGGCGTCGAGCCTATCGACCTCAACTCGGACAGCCTGCCGGCTGTTCTGAGCGACCGCGTCTCGGCCATCCAAGGCATGCGGCAGAAGTTCGGCCCAACTGTCGCCATGAAGCCTTTGTTGCCACAAGAAGCCAAAGCGCTGTCGGCCCAGCTCGAACAGATGAGCCCAGACCAGCAGTCGCAGTTGTTCGGCAAGCTTCACGCGGCGATGGGCGATGACCAGGCATACGTCGGCGCCATGCAACAGATCGCGCCAGATTCGCCTGTCCGCGCTCTGACTGGCGTTCTGGCGGGTAAGCAGCGCTCCCTAACCACAGGCACTCACTGGTTCCGTCCCGACGACGTTGTGAGTAGCGGTGATGTGGCCAAGACCATGGCCCTGGGCGAGTCGATCCTGAACAAGTCCAAGGCTCAGAAAGGACAGGATGGCGGTGGCAGGTTCCCGATTCCCAAGCAGGCCGACTTCGATCTGGAGTTGGGCAAGCAGCTCGGCACAGTGTTCGCGGGTCAGCCGCAGTCCTACTCACTGGCGGCCCAGGCCGTGAAGTCCTACTACACCGGCGCCGCAGCTGAGGCCGGTGACGTATCCGGTGAAGTCAATAACGCGCTCATGAAGAAGGCCATCAAGGCCACTGTGGGCGATGTTGTCGATTTCAACGGATCGTCCACGCTGGCGCCGTGGGGCATGCCGGGCGACACCTTTGCTCAGGTTGCCCAGCAGCGCCTGGTTGAAACCATGAAGGCCCAGGGCATGAGCGATCAGGATCTGGCCACGGCCAGCGCCCTGACCCTGCGACAGGAGCGCGACGGCACCTATTACGTAATGCAGGGGCAGCAGTTCAAACATGGGCCTGACGGCAAGCCGCTGAAGATAACTATCGACGGGGGCAGCCAATGAGCTTCGTCAACGACCTTTCGTTCAGCGACCAGCAATCTCTTGAGCAGGAGGCCATCGCCAACCCTGCTACCAGCAGCCCGGAACCGACCTTCTGGAACGGTGGCTGGGACTCAATCGGTGATGGCCTTGCCCGAGGCGCCTTCGAGACGGCGGCAGCGGTTGATTCCGGATTCAACAATCTGTGGGTCACTGGCCTTGATGCTGCCGCAGATCTGCTGTTGCCAGAGCCGCGCAACGGCGGCACACCCAACGTCACGTTTGCCGAGCGTAGCCGCCAGCAAGAGCAGGCTATGGCCAACGCTGAGCTGATCAAGGACCTGCGCCCATCACCGGAGACGACCGGCATTGCCGGGCAGGTGCTTGGTGAGCTTGCTGCCGTAGTGCCAAGGACAATCGGCGGGTTCGCAGCTGGCGGGCCGGTTGGCGGTGCTATTGCGGCGGGTGCGCCGGCGGGATACAGCGGTGCAGTTGTCGCTGAATCGGAAGGCGTCGATCCCGGCACAGCAGCGGCAAAGGGCGCCATTGATGCCGTGACCTACGGTGCTGGGGCTCTGATCCCCGCGGCCCGCATATTCGGCAACGTTGCTGCTGATGCTGCGGCAACAGTCGGCGCCAACGTAGGCCTTGGCATAGCCTCGCGCGGGGGTACGTCGGCCCTCCTTGAATCACAGGGGTACAAGCAGCAGGCTCAGCAATACCGAGCCCTGGATGGTACCGGGCTGCTTATCGACGCCGTGCTCGGCGGCGCCTTCTGGGGTATTGGTCGCGGCCTGGGTCGCCCGCAGGCCTCCCCTGAGGCTATAGATGCCGCTCTGGCCGGCAACAACGGCACCCATGCGCAGCACGGCACGGCGCCAGGTGCGCCGGTCGATGCGGCTTCCAGTGTTGCGCACCAGAACGCCCTCGACCTTGCGATTCAGCAGATGGCCCGCGGCGAACCGGTCAATGTGGCAGGCGCTATCGATGATGCGACGTTCATTCGTTCCGACCGTATCGGCCCAGAGGAAACCGTGATTCGTCGCCAGGCCGAGCAAGAGGTTTTCGCAGAGGCCCGGGCCGAGCTTGAACCGGTTGCCGCCGCAGGATTGCCGAACGTGCGAGATCTGCGCGCCGAGCGTGCGGACCTTGGCCGTACCATGGCTTCGCTCGAGCGCCAGCACTCCGCTGCAGGCGACAGATTCCGCAGCACGGCGAAAGAGTTTCAGCAGCAACGCATGACGCGCAAGCAGGCTGAGCGGGCAGCACGGGACAGCATTGCGGAACAGCGAGCCGAGCTCGATCAGCAGCGCGCATCGACGCAGGCGCGCATTGATGAGGTCAGCCAGGCACTGGATGGAAACCGGGCCGCCGAGAGGGCCGGCGCAGACCTGGCGGCCATGGCCAGAGGGGAAACCCCGGCAAGGCTGGAAGGTCAGGTGCAGCAGCGCGTCGATCAAATTGGCGGCGCATTCAAGCGCACCGCCCTGGCAAGTAGCGTGGCGCCTGACCACGGCCTGGCCCTGAATCGTCTGGCGGGCCAGGAAATCACGCGCCTGCTTCGCGAAGGCGGCCATCCGATTGATGACGCTGATGTACAGGTGCCCGTGCGCGACATCGACCAATCCTCTGCAACGCCGCCTGCTCAAAGCGGAACAGCACGGCCTGAAACCGGAACAGCTAGGGCCGAAACTGCAACAGACGCCCCCGATTCCGCCCCTGCGCCGGTTGATGAGTCCCAGCCTGCGCCATCCGCGCCACGTGCAACTGATGACGCCACGGCAGCTGACAACCCGCTTGCCGGCATTGATGGTGAACTGCCGGCCTTGGTCGATTCAATCATGAGCGGTGATCGCGACATTCAGCTGCCGACCGGTGCCATTGATGCAGACGGCAACCCCGTGACGGTATCCGCTCGTGAACTGCTGGCCGAGGCTGACGCCGATATCGCCCGCGCAAACAATGATTCGAATGGCTTCCTCGCAGCAGCCCTTTGCTCCCTGAGGTTCGGTGACTGATGAAACAGCAATGCATCCAAGCGGTTCAGCAGGCCATCGGCCGAGCGCTCAACCAGCCGGAAATCAAGGACATCGAAGGCCGCATCAGGCGCAACATGCGCCAGCTCGCCCAAAGCGACCCAGCATGGCAAACCAAGACCGCCGCAGATCGCCTGACCGAAGCCGCCAATGCAGCCGCCAAGGAACTGAAGGCCGATGCTGCGAAGAAGAAACAACGTGTGGCCCTGACGATCCTCGCTCATGACCGGGTACAGAACATCATGGCGCAGTTTCCGGATGATCCACTGAAGGCTCTGGACCGGATGCTGGCGTTCGCCTCAGATTATCCTGGCGTCTTCTCGATTGAGTCGGCGGCCAACGGCATCCGGGCTGAGGCCATGGGCAGCATGCTCGACACCATCGACTTCACCCGCGGCAAGTTCGTCGGCTTGTTCGCCGATGCCGAGAAATCGGCTGCTCTGGTGCGTGAGCTGCACGGCGAAGACAGCGGCGTGCCAGAGGCCAAGGTCGCTGCCAAGCAGTTCCACGACGTTGTCGAGCGCCTGCGCCAGCGCTTCAATCGGGCTGGCGGTGATGTTGGGCGTCTGGACGACTGGTCAGTGCCGCGCAGTCACAGCCAGCTCAAGGTGGCCCGCAACAAGGATGCGTGGATTGCGGATCACGTCGCCTGGGCGAATCGCGGCAAGTACATCAAGGAAGATGGCGCGCCGATGAATGACGCGGAGCTGAAAGAGTTCTTTACCAAGGCCCACGAGACTGTGGCCACTGGCGGCGTGAACAAGATCACCCCGGGCCAGTTCTCGGGCAACTCGGCGAGAGCAAACCGTGGCAGCGAGTCGCGGCAGATCCATTACAAGGACTCCGATGCCTACATGCAGGCCCAGGCCAAATACGGCGACCGCAACCTGATGGACCTGATGTTCAGTCACATTGATCGCGCGGCCCGCGATATCGCCCTTGTTGAAACCCTCGGGCCAAACCCAAACCTTGCGATGCGCTATCACACAGAGACGGCCATGCAGCAAATGGTCAATGCGAAGCCAGAGGCGAAACCCGGAGTGCTGAAGCGGGTCAAGCGCTTGGCGAACCTCTTCACGGAAGTGGCAGGTACGCGCGAGCCGCCAGCATCCGCCGGCCTGGCTAACGCATTTGACACGTACCGCGCTACCAACGTGGCGGGCAAGCTGGGCTCCGCAGTCATCACCGGCCTATCCGACCAGGGGACGATGGCCATCACATCCAAGATGAATGGCATGCCAGTCATGAAGGTCTTCGCGAACGAGGCTCGCATGCTAAATCCGGCCAATGCAGAGCATCGCCGCATAGCAATGCGTGCCGGCCTGGGCATTGATCAGCTGATCGGCAGCCTGAGCCGGTGGGGCACTGACGGGCTTGGTGTTGATGGTGAGATTGCAGGAAGGGCGGCCAAGTATTCGCAGACCGCTGCAACAAAAGTGCTTCAGCTTTCCGGTATGAACGCTATCGACGGCGGCAACCGGAGGGCGTTCGGTGCCGTAATGATGGACGTGGCTGGCGACCTGACCCGCCGCTTCAAAAAGCTGGCAGACCTGGAGGGGGGCGACCGACGGATCATGCAGCGTCGCGGCGTCACCGACCAGGACTGGGATGTCTGGCGCCTGGCCGACCCTGAAGACTGGCGCGGTGCGGGGGACCAGGTGCTGACGGCCGGTAGCATCTACCGGATTCCCGATGCTGCTCTGGCGCCGCTGTCCGCCAAGCTCGGCATCTCGCCTACGCGCTTGCGCGAGCAGGCGGCTACGCGGCTGCTCGGCATGGTGCTCGATGAGACTTCGATGGCCATCCCGGCTCCTGGCGCCCGTGAGCGCGCATTCATGCACGGCAACAACCAGCGCGGAACCTGGTCCGGTGAGTTCATGCGCAGCTTCTGGCAATTCAAGTCGTTCAGTGTGTCGATGATCATGAAGCACTTCCGCCGGGCCATGTCGCAGCAAACCGGCTGGGGCAAAGCTGGCTATATGGCGTCGCTGTTCGCCACAACCACCGTGCTCGGCGCCCTGGCAATACAACTGAACGAGATCGCCAGCGGTCGCGACCCCAAGAACATGCTGGATGATGAAGTGGGGGGAGTGCCTGGTCTGCGCTTCGGCCTGGCCTCGATGCTCAAGGGTGGCGCGTTGTCGCTGTACGGCGACTTCCTGTTCTCCAACACCACGCAAGGCGGCACCTCGGCATTGGCTGCATTCGGCGGCCCGCTGGCTGGCGACGCAGAAACGCTGCTGAACCTGCGCGGCGTCACCGCCGATGCCGCCTTGGGCGAACGTGATGCCGATGTGATCGGCGCCCGCCTGATCCAACTGGGCAAAGGCCACTTACCCGGGGCGAACCTCTGGTACACGAAGGCCGCCACCGACCACATGATCTTCCATCAGTTGCAAGAGTACTTCTCGCCTGGCTACCTGAACCGCATGCAGCGCCGGGCCCAGCGCGAGTTCGGCCAAAGCTACTGGTGGGAGCCTGGCGAGTCAGCGCCGGCCAGGGCGCCAGACCTTGGTGCCGCCGCCGGAAACTGACATCCACACCATCCCCCACAGAGAGCCCCGCATATGCGGGGCTTTCGCATTTCTGGAGCACACAAAATTGACCGTCTCGACCACTGATAGCGCTATCGAATACGTATCCGGCGGCCCGGCGTTCCCGATCCCGTACCGGTTCCTGCAGAACTCCGACATACAGGCGGTGCTGGTCAAGCAGGACGGCACCTCTGAAACGCTTGTGTTGGGTACCCAGTACACGCTTTCGGGCGCAGGCACGCAGAGCGGGGGCACGCTAACGTCATCCTATGCTGCTGGATACTTGGCCACGCCTGGCGCGATCCTGACCATTTCCCGCGTCATGGATGCCGTCCAGCCAACGGACCTGCGGAACCAGGGCCGCTTCCTGGCCGAAACGCATGAAACCGTATTCGACCGGCTGACCATGCTGGTGCAGCAGGGCTTCTCCATTCTTCGCCGCGCGCTGTTGCGCCCAATCGGCAAGAACTACTACGACGCCGAGGGGCGGCAGATCAAAAACCTGAGCGACGGGGCCGCCGATCAAGATGCGGTCAATGTTCGCACGATGCGAAATTATGTTGATGCCGCAGTTGCTGGGGTCATCGGGGGCTTTGGCTGGTTCCTGCAGGCTGGGATCGGCGCTGTTTACCGCACATTTCAGGCCAAGATGCGCGATGCGATCTCGACCAAGGACTTCGGCGCTAAATGCAACGGTGTAGACGATGACACGGTGGCCACCAAGAATGCGATCGCTGAGGCTGCGGCACGTGGCGGCTGGGAAGTTTTCATCCCGGGTCGGTCGGTTATCGTCGGGGATCTACGAGTACCGGAGGGGGTAACGTTTAGTAGTACTGGCAAGGGTTACGAAAAACGAATTGTTGGTGGCTTTATTCTCAAAGGCACAGGCGAGAAGAAGTACTCAATTCCCGGCGCCACCGCTATTGCTGTAGCCAATCCTGATGCTGGAGCCGCTTACCTTGCTGATTCAGGAACTCGGGGCGACACTTATTCCACTGTCGACTTATCGGTTCCGTTCAGCGCGGGCTTAATATTCGACGGCAAGAACGTGGCAATGAGAAACATGGGTGTTGTGCCTTGGTTCGATGGGCTGAGCGGCTACGATGGCGAGGACGGTAGGCTATCCGATGAAACCGATGTCGGCATTTGGGCGCGCAATGCTTCTGGGTGGCAGCTTGAGAACGTACTCGTTGATGGACACTTCAGGAAGTTCGGTTTTCTTGCTTCATCGTCTGATATAGGTGATGGAAAAATCCCCCAATGCGAGCTTGGTCATGCGATCAACTGCTGGTTTGGCGGTTTCCGCGGTGTCGGCATGCGAGCCCCGAGAGACGCGAATGGTGCTACTAACTACGGATTTGCGGGAACAGACTTCATTAACTGCTTCATTCGAAGCTTGAATCACCAGTCTGCGCATCTGGCAACATCCACCTTTTTAGCTGAGCCATTTGCAAGTCCGTCTGCTTGCTTGGAGCTTGATGGGTCGTCTGTTTTGCGTGGTGTTCAGTTCCTAAACTGTACGTTCATGGGGCGCGATGATATTTGTATCATCTCTGACTCGTGCAGCGAGATACTGTTTAATGGTTGTTATTCTGAGTCGAAATCGATCAAGACTTTCGGTGCTTGGTTGGCAAACTCTGTTGGGTCGCGCATGGTGGCAACGGCCAACACGGTTGCTCATTTTTTCCACAGCAATACAAAGTATGCAGTAGACCTCTCGCCGTACTTCACGAAGGATTCAAGCCTTAATAGTTCGAGATATGATAATTCGAAAAATGGTGTCTTTAGCCCAGCCACAGCGCAGGACAGCGAATGGGAGCGCCCTAACTTTGCAACAAGCCTTGGTAATCGGCTTCGGCTGAACCAGGTATTCCGCATTTACGACTACCTGTTCTCCAGCAAATTCAGCGTTACCCAGACTGGGGCCGTTCACACCTCTGACAACATCACCATTGACCAGAACGATGCTGGTCTTTATTCAAACACTAACCCGATGGTCCGTCGTTTTGCATCTGGCACCGTTCAGCTGGCCAATGGCGCGGCCGCACTCAGCGACGGCACGCTCACCAACCCGGGAATAATCCGCCATACGGTTGATAACTCCTGGTCATTCGGCTCACCTTCGTTCCGAGGCACAGTGGTGTACGCCGCAACCGGCAGCATCAACACGTCGCACGGCGTACTCAAGAAGGTCAGGGGAGTATTGAGCGAGGCAGAGCTGCGCGCCTGGTCGAACGTCCAGGCCCAGGTTTACCAGTTCCTGGATGCAATCGAGCTGAAGGGGGAGGATCAAGCCCGCCTCCACGCCGGCTATATCGCCGAAGAAGTGGCTCAGGCTTTCCGGGATCAGGGCCTTGATCCTCGCCGCTATGCCCTGTGGTGTGAAGATCCTTTGTATAAAACAGTCACTGTTGTTCAGCGGGTAGCGCGCGAGAAAACAGTAATTGCCGAGGAGACCGTAAGTCGTATCGAAATTAGGGATGGCATTCCGGTTCAAGTCTTCGACGTAGTGAAGGTCAAGAAGACGGTTGCAAATCCAGTAGGCGTCATAAACGATGATGGCAGCCCGGCAATTGGTGAAGACGGCGGACAGATTTTCCACTTGGTACCGGTGATGGAGGAGGTCGACGAGGAGATTGAAGTGGAGGTAGAGGACGGGACACGACTCGGACTTCGTTACGAGCAATGTCTTGTCTTTGAGACGGCTTACAATCGATCGCTTGTCGCGAACTTAGAGCGCCGCGTCTCTTTGCTGGAGGATAAGTAACAGGGTCGCCACCCGTAAGCTATGCTGATTTTGCTCGCGGGTGGCGATAAGTGTCACCTGATGTTCTTCTTGAAAAACTCCTCGAAAGCCTCCAGTTCTGTAGATTTTATGATATTGCCGAGGTGCATCATGGCAGCCACTTCTACCGTTGGTTGATTTGAGAAAATTATTTCACCTTCGTTTGTGATTGTTGGTCCTGAATAAAGAATTCCTACAAATTTGAAACGACTTGCTGCTGGGTGGTAAATGCCTGTCCGCTTGTCACGGAAGCCGTTACGGTCTAGAACAAAAACTGGGGAGCCCGAAGATCCTGGGAAGCATGCCATGTCAGCCATGAACTCCGCTCTTCCGTTGTAATCGCGACCTAGTGATGAGGCTGTTATTCCGCTTCTTATGATTGGGAAGTTGTTGACTCTATCTGATAATCCGCGCGGGTATCCAATCATCGTTACATCTTCAATGGCATCAAATGATTCCCACTCTTCCCTTGTTGGAATCAAGTCCTTTGTTATGGCGCCGTAGAAAATTGAGCGGCCCTCTTGGTCGGCGTCTTCTAATTTTTCTGTCAGTACAAAAGCGCAAAGATCTACATCAGAGTTTGGATGGTCGGCTCGGTAGTAAGGTTTATTAGGTATGTCGAACTCACGTGATTTTCCAGTCGGCTTACCGTCATCTCCTAAAAGATGGCAAGTAGCTCTTATCAGATCGGCGTCGCCTGGCACGTGTTTGTTTGTGATAATTGTTGGTAGCCCCCCTTCGTCGCTTGACAGGAACTCATAGAAAAATCCGGTTCCGGTCCCGATAGGCTGTCCCCCTTTTATAGCAGTCAGCTTTACTGTGGAAAATTGAAGTCTCTCTGCGTTTGAGAGCGTGGTCATAGTGCGTCCTTAGCTTGGAATTCCGCTATGCGCAGATCGCGGTGGTGAGTTCTTCGTGACTCCGTCAACGTGGCCATTGGCCTCTACTGATCGGGCGATGGGAGACTAGCCGATAGCACCTGGCTTGTCGAAAGGGTGGGAGCTGATTAGATCAAGAGTGTCATTTGGGACGCAGGAGTCCTCGCTGACGAAGATTTCATCATCATGCCGCCGGAAACTCACGGCCTGCTACGTAGGCGGGTCGCTCAGGTAGAGGTAAGCGACCCGGCAGTCAATTGCCTTATTGCCCAAGCCTGGGCCGAGAGCCTGGTGGAAGCGCTGAGGTGCTGAAGGAAATCCCTGCCGATGCGATGGAGAGTCTTTACCTAATGATCGTGCATTCGGCTCAGGCTCGGCTTGCCGAACTCGGCGCCCAGCAATGAGAAACACCGGCAGTGCGAGACCGGAATGCCACCTTCTTCCTGCCCAAAAAATAGCCACTTATGTGGCTATCCCTTCCCCCTTGCTTAATTTTTGCTACAGCAAAAACACAGCATGCCTACGGGGCCCATGAAATATGGGCTGTTCCGATTAATCGACCCGATCCATCATCGGTGCAACGCTGAAGCGGCGTGACGGCTCAGGGCGCGTGGGTTGTGGCTTCAAGCCTGATTTTGCGGTCATTTCGTTCAACGTGTTTTGTACCAATTTTCGGGGTTTTGGGGCGTTTGTACCAAGCGCTTGGTACAACGTACCAATCTCAGATGGCAACGATCAGAACGCGTAAAAAGGCCGATGGCAGCACTGGCTACCTCGTCCAGATCCGCATTTATCGCGAGAAGGTGACAGTCTACCAAGAGAGCCAAACGTTCGCCCGCAAACAGGCTGCAGAGGCTTGGGCGAAGCGACGGGAAACCAAGTTGGCTGAGCCTGGTGCTATCGAGCGCGCCACCCGGGTAGGGGACACGGTCAAGGAGATGATGAACATTACTTGGTCGAGGCAGAGAAAGCTCGGCCTCTGGGCGAGACCAAGCGACGCACGCTGAACGCCATCAAGAACAGCTACCTCGGTGAGATGGTCGACTCTGACATCAGCCAGCAGGTGCTGGTGGACTATGCCCTATGGCGTATGAGCCCCGCAGGCGGTGGCATCAAACCGCAAACAGCCGGCAATGATCTGGCTCACCTGGGTTCAGTGTTGTCACTTGCTAGGGCAGCTTGGGAGTACGAGATCAACCCACAAGCTATGCCCGACGCACGCCTTGTCCTGAAACGCCTCGGCTACAACATGAAGAGCCGGGAGCGGGATCGCAGGCCAACGCTTGAAGAACTCGACAAGATGCTTGAGCACTTTTTCGAGATGCTTGCACGGCGTCCGACAGTGATTCACATGCCGAAGGTCGTGGCGTTTGCCATCTTTTCGACGCGCCGTATGGACGAGATCGCTCGCATCATGTGGGAGGATCTGGATGAGCACCGCCAAGCAGTGAAAGTACGGGACATGAAGAACCCCGGGCAGAAGATCGGCAACGATGTGTGGTGTCATCTGCCAGATGAGGCGTGGCCGATTGTGCAAAGCATGCCGCGTCAGTGCGCTGAGATCTTCCCTTACAACACCGACGCAATCGGCACGGCCTGGTCCAGGGCGTGCAAGATGGTTGGCGTGGAGGACCTGCATTTTCACGATCTGCGCCACGAAGGTGTGAGCCGGTTGTTCGAAATGGATTGGGATATCCCGCGCGTATCAAGTGTTTCCGGCCATCGTGACTGGAACTCGCTGCGGCGTTACACCCATTTGAGGGGGCGTGGCGATCGATATATGGAATGGAGTTGGTTAGAGCGGATTATCCAGGCCTCAGTCACCCTAGGCTCCCGGGTTGAATAGTTTGTTGGGGTACACGGAACGGCCGTGATTGGCCCAGCGCGTAAAACAGCGCTTTGGGTCGATCCGGCTGGCAGGGGTGGCCGCCCTTTCGAACCAGAACAGCCCTTCACCATTGACAGCTAACGGCCAAAAGCAGCCAATCAATGAAGACTGTCTCCGATTCGAATTCGATACGGTGATGGTACCTATCACAGTTTTTCTTTGCGGGTAGTCGTAGACGACGTGGACCATAGCGAACATTGGTAAGTGGGTATTTAAATGCCAAAATCCTCATGTGTTGGCCGCTGCCTATCCGTTAGACACGAATCAACAATTTGGATTACCATTTGTACCTTATGTCGGAGCAGTGGGAGCTCTGAAAAATCCAATGCGAGCGGCCGCCTTGCCACTCCAAAGAGCAATGCCCGGTCAAGGTTGGATGGCTTTTATTTGCTAGCTGCATCATTAAGAAAAGGGTTTTCAACTTATGCAGAAAAGAGACGAAGCTTTCTCCATTGCAATTAATGATCCCGACTTGATTGATGAGTCTGCAATAATGGCAATGGAAAATATTGATGATAAATTGCTTCTAATATTCAAGCAGAATAGTATTTATAAGCTGTTAACTGCTGATTCAATTGATCCACAAAAAACTCAGCCAGATACCGGGCACACGTATGAGAAAATTGCAGCAATTGGCACTGCGTCTCCCTACGTAGCTAGAATCTTTCTTCAGTTTAAACCAATTATTGACCAAATTTATTCAGATGGTTCCATGAGGTCGAGGCTTCTAGAGCGAATTTGGAGTCTAAACGAGCAGCTACTGCTCTGTGCGCAATTTGAGTCTAATATTCGTGAGCAGCTTGATGAAGTTGTGCATAAGTGCAATATTGTCATTGAGCAGAATAAGTTGAATCGCGCCATCCCGGCACTTGCAAAAGTTAAAAATCTAGAGAATGACGCAAAATCTTTCCTTTTAGTCGGAAAGCAATTTTTAATAGATTGCTTAAAGCTAATAGGTCTGTTTACGGACCTTCCTTTGGGGGCGCGAGACGAGGCGCATTTCGATAAGCATATAAAATGGCTGCAGCAGAACCGTCCCGCTTTTAAAAAGCTTTCTTTAGTCCTCGATAATGACATATTTTGGATTCGTAGACTGTCGGAGTGCCGGAATGCTATTGAGCACCCTGGGCCAGGCCAATCTCTTACCATAGAAAATACAAAGCTTCACCCAGGTAATAAATTCTCGCTCCCGACTTGGAGCTACGATCTTACAAAAAGAATAGATGTACAAGAATCCTTCGTTCCTGTTCATCAGGAGCTTGATGTGTATCTGAGTAACATGTTCTGTTTTTTAGAGGAAATTCTCCTCTTGTGTGTTTCGGAAAGCTTATCCGGTGACGGAATGCTTTCAATATATAAGCATAATGAGGAGGATATTAAGTCCAGCTGCCCAATTAAGTATTACTGCAGCCTTAATGCGGAGTTTTATTCTAGGCTGAAAACAACTTAACTTTACAGGAATTTAAGTGGCGTCCGGGTGTGATTGCGCGAACAGACCTCCGAGCAGACATTTGAGTTGATGGTCGGAGGTTCGTGGGCCGAGAGCTTCCGAGTCAACACCAATGGGAAGGACAACCATGTCACGCAAAGAACTTGAAGCCAAGAAGCGTCACCATTACGTTTGGGCAAATTACCTGGCCCGCTGGGGCCGCGGTACGAAGAATGTTTTCTACACCACGAAAACTGGAAAGATTGCCCACGATAGCGTACGGGCCATTGTTGTTGACAACTATTTCTACAAGGCCACCACGCTTACAGACATGCATGTGCAGGTGATTAAAAGCTTTTCTCGAGAAAGCCCCGATCATCTTCATAAGCAGCACATGTCGTATCTTAATGACTTTCTTAAGATGCAGTATCTAGAGGCCATCTACCGTAAATCCGGCGTTCAAGATCAGAAGGCCGAGCTGCATTTCCAGGCAGCCAAGTGCAACATGCTAGAAAATCTCCACGCATCCCACGAAGAAAAGGCATTGCCAGTTTTAGCAGCGCTCGCTGATAAAAAGCTCGATGTACTGCAAGATAAACAGCACATGATCGAGTTCATGATGTTCTTCGGTCACCAGATATCCCGTACGAAAACCTTCCGAGATGGCGTGTTCCAGGCTCAACCAAGGAGCAACGCCCTTGAAAGTGCAATGGCCGATGCTATGGCGCATGCATGGTGGTTCTTAAGCTACATGTTCGGAATGAGTATCGGCTTCAGCTTGTACGTAAGTCGCCATCAGGATAGGCATGCTTTATTGGTGAATGACACTAGAGTGCCTTTCATCACGTCCGACCACCCTGTAGTCAACGTTCACTCTTGTGTCTCAGAGACAAAATTCGCCGCACCTGAGCATGCCGATTTCTACTATCCGATCTCGCCAAGTGTCGCCTACATCGTCTGCAATTCCGAACGCTTCATGCCGGGCAGAAATGAGGTTGATGAGGCTACCGTCCTGGAACTCAATACCAAAGTGGCAGCTCAATCCATGACGCACATCATCGGCGATAGTGAAAACGCCATTCTACCCTTCAAACAGTACATCGGACGGCGCTACAAGAAATTCTGAGGAAAGAACATAGTTCGGATGAACAAACCAACCGACCTCTACGATACATTGTTACGACTCGATGGCTTCTGCCACTCAGAGGCAACGTACTCGGTGTACGGGTTCGGTCACAACAGCGCTGCTGTGCCCATACGCCTTATGGAATGACCGCTTTGGTTCGAATGCGGTCACTATCACGTGATGGATTTGTGCATTTCCGCCGATCCAGCCGATTTTGGGGGCGGGTCGATAGCCGCCGATCGTCGGCGGCCATCTAAGTGAAGTGGCTATGACAAGTTCGACTGGGTGGAGGGGCGGATCCAACTGGGTGTTCCGTACGTACGGCTGACCCTGATCAAGTGTAAGCGATCCATAAACCCAACCCGTTACATGAAGGACGGGAAAATCAGGTATTCGAGTCGGGCACCTGCCCCGCTTGACTCTTCAACCCGAACAACTGGTCAGCTAGCTGTCGGCCTCGCTCCAGCCCCTCCGCCGTCAACCAGATGGATTTGTTTCTATTAACTGGATCACTGATGAAACCCTGTTCATGCAGTCGATTCATGATCTCGAAGTCAAATCCTTTCCACGCGTTACCTTTGTCGGAGCTATAGGCTGCCAACAAGGCAAGCACTGCGTCTTCAATCAGTTTTTCGTCGTATTCCATGGTCGTCACCCCGCTCTTGTCCTTCAGCGCTTCGTAGGCCCCCTTCTGACCCACGATGGGGGTAGCACTTAACTATGTATTTTAGGCTTGCAATTCCACGGCAGCAGCGCTTCGTAGTCTTCCACGGAGGACGCCTGCGGCAGGCGCTCTAGTGCGTGGCGCAGCCACGCATAGGGCTCTTGGCCGTTGGCTTTGGCCGTCTCGACCAGGCTGTAAAGTTGCGCACTGGCCGTCGCCCCTCTGGGCGTGTCACTGAACAACCAGTTCTTTCTGCCGATGACAAACGGGCGGATCGCGCGCTCGGCAGCGTTGTTGTCGATCGGCAAGTCTCCTTGCTCGACGTAGCGTTCTACTTTGCTCCAGTTGCTGGCCAGATAGCCGATGGCTTTACCCAACGCATTCTGGCTCGTGACCTGGGGCTGCGTTTTCTTTGTCCAGCTTTTCAACTGGGCCAGCACTGGTTGACTGCGCGCTTGGCGGGCCAGCTTGCGATCTTCATCGCTGCCTTCCTTAAGGTCGCGCTCGATGCCATAGAGCTTGTTGATCAAATTCAGTGCGATGTCTGCCCGCCCAGTTTTACCCTTGGGCTGCACTTTCTGCGCTTCGACGAACTTACGACGTGCGTGCGCCCAGCAGCCCAACCGCTCCACGCCGTCCTGTGCAGCCAGCGCGTTGTAACCGGCGTAGTCGTCGGTCATGACATAGCCGCGATAGCCGTCCAGCAGGCGCACCGGCACCTCCTGCGCTCGGCTGGTGGCGTAGTCGAAAAGGATCACTGGCCGATCAGGTGGGCCGCCGGTTTGTACCCACATCCAGGATTGGCTGCTGGGATCATGCCCCGGCTCTTTCAACACCTGCACACATGTTTCATCACAGTGGATGATCCGAGTGTTCAACAGGCTTTCGCGCATCAGATTCAGCAGCGGCTGAAAGTGCTCGCTGCATTGAATCACCCAGCGTGCCAGGGTTTGGCGCGGGATATCGATACCGTGACGCCCCAGCACTTTTTCGAAGCGGTGAAGCGGCAAGCCGTCTACGTATTTGGTGGTCAGCAGCATGGCCAGCACACTCGGGCTGGCCATGCTTTTCTCGATCATCTGGGCGGGCTTGTCCGCCGTTACGGGCGCTGACTCGCAGTCCCGGCAGCCGTACACCTTGCGAACATGTTTGATGACGCGAATCTGCATCGGGACGATTTCAAGTTGTTCGCTGACTTCTTCACCGATGGCATGTTTACGGCAGCCACAAGCGCAGGTCAGTTCATGCTCGGGCAGTTCGTGGACAACTTCGATACGCGGCAAATCAGCTGGCAGCGGCTTGCGCTTGCCACGGCGTTTGGTTGGCGCAACGACTTCTTCGTCGTCAGCCTCATCCAAGGGCTCGGCCAGGCTTTCCGCTTCGTCGAAGAGTGGCAACTGTGGTGTCGCCGCATCGCCAGTCTGCTCGGTCTTGCGCCCGAACAAGCGCTGGCGCAACAGCGCAACTTCCTCTTCGAGATGAACGATCTTGCCCTTGTCGGACGCGCGCTCGTGGATCATCTGCTCAAGCAGTTGCTTGAGCAGAACAGGATCGTCAGGGAGGTTTTCGGGCATGGAAATCATGCCGCGGATTATACCGAATCAGGCGACGTATCGAGGCGTCAAACCTGATGCGGACGGTTGCGCCAGAGGTCGAAGCCATCGAGCAGCCAGTTCAGTTCCTGAACGGTCAGGACAATGGCGACGTCAGTCGGATCAGGTGAAGTTTTGAAACGTTCGGACTCCAGGCGTTTGAGCCAGAGGCAGAAGCCGTTTCGCTCCCAATAAAGGATTTTCACGCGATTGCGAGGCTTGTTGAGGAAGACGAAAAGCACTGGGTCGAACACCGCCACCTTGATATCGAGTTCGACCAGCGCGGCCAGGCCATCGATGGATTTTCGAAAGTCGACGGGCTTGGGGTAGAGGTACACTTTTTCGACTTTGGCGTCGGGTCGCATCATGGTCGGCGAGCTCCAGAAAGAAATCGGGAGCACAGCATCGGGGATCAGGTAAGCGCTTTGAATGTGGGGTTCATGGAGCGCTTACTGTCCAGCAACTGTCGGACAGGGATCGGGCTCATGGCCGTGAACGCGAGGAGGCCGCAGCTGCAGCCCTGGAGAAGTTGGCGGAGCAAAAAAGTCAGCGCAAAGACCTGGAGGATCGCCTGCAGGAGCAGGGCAAAACACATTGGGAGGAGATGAACGATGCGCAACAGATTCAAGCTCGCCTGCGTGACAGGCTGGCTACTGCTAACTTGCGGCTGTCAGTCTTTGTCGACGCCGGAGCCTTTGCCGCCCCGGGTGGTGACGGTGGGGTGCGAGAAGCCGCCGGCACCGGAGGCGTGGTTCATGGAGCCGTTCGCGCCCGACTTGACCCAGCGCATGCTCAACGAATTATCGGCATCACCGACACTGGTGATCGAGGACTGATCGCACTGCAGGCCTGCCAGGCCTACGTGCGCGAAATTATTAAATGAAAAAAACCTAGCAGGGGGCGTTGAGTGTATTAGTCGCTGCTCGGCAATCCCATAGCTAGTACAGCAATCTTAGTTCGATGAATGCTGTCTAAAACATGAAGGCATTTCGTGATAAGTTGGGAGGGTGAATATAAACCAGAGTGTCCAGAGTCCTGAGTGCTGAGCGCTCTAAGGTGCGGGCTATCGATAGTCACGAACTTTTGAATCGCTTCGGCAGGGTGTGACTCGGTGAGGGTGTGGTGTAATCTCTCTAAGTTGTTGAATAGTTCTCGTCTATTTATTTGTTCAAGAAGTTTTTCGAGCGTGTACTCGTTGTCTTGGACGGAGCTGCAAATTTTTTCAAGCGTGCTTATTCGTACAAAAAGGATTTTTTCGAGAGGTACTGGTGAGGGGTCTAATATCTTATATTTGGTAGAGTTGAGTAGTTGAGGGCTAATCATTCTCTCTAGTGAGGCGGCGTCTGAGAAACCATAATCGTCATTTACGATAATGAACGAATAAAAATCGTAGTCAGAAAATTGCGCGCTGTTAGCGAGAATATTAGCGCACTGCTGTGTTTGCATAATTCCTTTAATGTGATTGTCTTTAAGGCGATCTGTTAGCGTTGCTGGATCAAGAATGACTTTTACGAAATCGGTCTGCTCAACGCCTTTTGACTCGATTAGAAGTATTTTTTTTGAATCGTGAAGCGTAAGCATGTGGTCCACAACATTGTTCTTGTTTCCAGATTTGCCAAGGCTCCTGTATATCTCTTTGATACTATCTTCGTTGTGGTATGGTAAGCCTGTGTTGGTGAGTATGGAGCCAGTATGCTTTTCGAATTTTTTGGTAAATACGTCTTTGAATTTGCTAGATATTTCTGGGCGTGTTTTAAATGTGTGGGGCAATATGAAGCTTGCTGCAGATGCTGCTAGATTATTGGATATCGTCCTGATAGCACGGCCCGTGTATATAAAAGGCATTTGCTTCAGCGGCGAATCATAAAAATAACTTTCGAAATCAGTATCGTATGTGGTGAATTTGGTGAAGAACTCAGGCATTTCGTTAATTGTGATGCTGAATGCTCTGAAGAAAAGGAAAATTTCCTTTGGGCTGGTCCAAGCTTGGCTGTCGTGAATTAACTGAGGGATACTTATTTCGGAAGAGCCGCTCTTTGAGTTTGAGGTTTGTGCAAGGATTAATGTCCAGATCCAGCAATAAGTTGCTATCGATATGCCGATATGTTTTTTGAAATGGTTGTTTAATTCTTCACTCTCTGCTAATAGTAAGGATTGCCGCATAATATCGGCATGCGAATTCATGATGTTGTGCTGTAATGTTGACTGTTGATTTGCCATGGCGCGGATGGCAACCAAAGGGTTGTGATCAGGCTCTAAGTACGGAATGAGGCAATTGTGCAATCTCCAGATTCGGTTGATTATGTCTACCATTTCTTTTTTGGTTGCGCGCCTTTTACCCCCTTCCGAGGTTGCGCTGATTTTAATCGCCAGAATCAGTACGTGCTCGAAGTCAAAGCTTATTTCACCTGTGTTTTTTATGTCTGCGATTTTTTGAGCGCACTCGGCTATGAAGTAACGTTTATCGAGCCTAGAAATTTTCTTTACTACCTGACTAAAGCCTCTTTCATATTGGGCTTGAGCACGTTCGCGAGGGGATAGTGCGGCTGTGCTTTTGGCATTAACTGTTTTCATAATCAACCTTGAACAAATCGGCACCTCTGGATAGCGCATGATAGCACCAGGCCAGGTGCCAGTCCTCTGGGCATGCTTAGCTATTCCAGCAAGTGGTAGTCGTGGCGGCTACGTGGGTCTTTGGTTGCCCCGCGACAGTTGGCCCCTGGCATCGGCGGGTGACCAGGTATGAAAATTAATTCCTCACCCTGGAATGCAAAGGCTAGAGCTTGCATGGTGCCGCACCGTGGTTCGGCACCATTCTCTATGCTCCTAATGGCGCCTCTTGAAACGCCTGATCTGAATGCTAGGGCCTCAACGCTCCAGCCTAAATGCAATCTGGTTGGAGCACAGTGCGCGATTTCAAAGCCATTTTGGAGGTTATCCATGGGCCTGCCCCGTGACAACGGACGCCAAGAAGCGATACTTACATCACTATCTTGGAGGTTGTCATGTACCCAACCACTCGCCGCAATTACACCGATGAGTTCAAGATTCAGGCCGTTGCGCTGGCTGAAACGCTTGGCAGGACGGAAGCTGCTCGCCAGCTGGAGATGTCTGTGAAGACGTTGGACAACTGGGTCAACGCTTCCCGCAACGGCCAGCCGTTGAGCTCTCCTGACCGTCGCGCAATCACCAGAGAGGACAGCGAGTTAGCACGATTGCGAGCCGAGAACGCCGAGCTGAAACTGGAGCGTGAAATCCTAAAAAAGGCGGCGGTATTCTTTGCCAAAGAGTCCAGGTGAGATACGCCTTCGTCGCTGAAGAACGGGCTCAGTTCCCGGTGCGTCTGTTGTGCCGGGTAATGGGTGTCTCGGTTTCAGGGTTTTACGACTACCAGCATCGCCAAGGCCGTCCAGATCCGGATGCACAAATTCGCATCGATCTACACAAGGTTTACGCGGCTAGCCGCAAGACCTATGGCCGACCACGGCTAGTCGAGGCGCTACGGCAGCAGGCCTATGCGGTAGGTCACAAGCGCATTGACCGGCTAATGCATGAAGAACATATACAGGGCCGATCCAAGGGCGGTTTCAGACCGTGCACCACCGACAGTCACCATGCGCTGCCAGTGGCGAGCAATTTATTGGGTCGTCAGTTCTCCGTTCAAAGCTCCACCCCAGCCTGGGTCAGTGATATCACTTACATCGCTACGAAAGAGGGCTGGCTTTATCTGGCAGTGGTACTGAGCATCCAAACCCGCCAGGTGCTAGGTTACAGCCTGGCGGACAGGATGCCTGACGACTTGGTCGAGCGCGCTTTTATGAACGCCTGGAACGCATGTTTGGGCGTCTACGGAGTGATTTTCCATTCCGATCAAGGGCGCCAGTACGCGAGCAGCAGGTTTCGTCTCGCTTTGGCCAAGAAGGGCTTCGCGCAAAGCATGAGTCGGAGAGGAAACTGCTGGGATAACGCCGTAGCTGAAAGTTTCTTCGCTACATTGAAGAGAGAGGAAGCCTGCGCGGTCTACCCCACAAAGAAACAGGCTCACCTGGCAATTGCCAGCTACATCCATGGGTTTTACAACAGCTGTCGACTGCATTCAGCACTGGGTTACCGTTCACCGAACGAATACGCAAAAGGCTTAAGGCAGTTGGCTCTGTAGCCAGCTTCTTGGCGTCCGCTGTCACGGGGCAGGCCCACCATAAACCTCCCGATTATCTCAAGCAGCTCATCATCAACGGTTACCTGTAGGGGGCACGGTGGGTCAGGTCTTAGGACATTGGCGCAGCCTCACTGTGTGCAAGTACAGTGTAGCGCTCAAGCGGGATCTTGAGCAAAGGGTGCGGGAAGGCGTCACCGATTAGGGCGAATTTAGGGCAGAACCGAGGCCGCATGAGGACGAAATAGGCCGTCAGGATTTCTCATGGATCCCGGATTCACGGCCTGAGGCGGCCCATGATTTTATTCGGGCGGGTTCAAATCCCTATCCATGTTCAAGACCGGACAGCGCAAATCGCGGCGGCGTATTGAACGCAAAGCGGCACTCAAGCCCTTATTCTCAGGGGTTGAGCGCCGCTTTCTGCTCCTACCGCAGCAAGTTTTGAGGGCGGATTCTGACCTTCTTGATCTTTGCACGCATCAGGCTTTTGGTTTGTCCCGAGCTTCGATAGCATTCCTTAAATTTTCTGGCAGGGAGCCATAGAGCTCTGCAACATGTTTCGGTTCGGAAACAAGTTTTTCTACGATAATATTTAACAGCTTGAACAATGTTTCCGCAGTGGATCTATCGTCTCTAAGGTCAATGTGTCCAGGGTGTACTGCATTGTTCCCAATCACGCGAACTACATCAAGCGCTTGCTGAATTCGTTGGTCAAGCCCTGCCGCTACTAAAGCCCCAATGTCTCTGTTGATATTATCGCCTGGTTGTCCGAGTTCTTTGCAGAGTTTTTGTATGCATAGCCTTACTAGTGCCGCTGCTCCACGTGGTGATAAGTCGAGTATCGAACTGGCCTCCTCATAATCTCTCCGTATGTCTGCAGACATGTCGGGATTGGCGGGAGGGGCACTGCCCGTGATAGGGTGAACAAGCTTATCTTGAATCCAGAGAGAAATTTTATTGCAGTTAAAGCAGGTGGATATGTTCAGATTCCAGAGCTCATGTGTTGGGTAGGCTCTTTCTAAGAGTTTTTCAAGAAATGGAAGTCCTTCCCCCATTTTATTTGCCCATTCAACTAACGAAATTCTTACATCAGGATCTTCGATTTCTTTGAAAAAATCTCGTTCAGAAGCGCCTCCAGGCCCAATGTAGTTCGGAAGAGGATGTTCGTCGGATCGATCTCTGTAGTGGAGAACTCCCCATGTTTGTACAGCTAAGACTCTGCAATGGGGGCAGTTAAAAGCTTTTTCCTGGATCGAAGGCGGGACGTACTTCATATAGCTTCCTAGCATAGTAATCGTCGGGCTGTGAGGATAGCGGGTGGGCTTTGTTCTGAGCAACAGATGCGCTTGACTGCGCAACTGAACTGGTTGGGTAAGTGGTACAAAAATGGTACATAGCCAGTGATGAAGGCCTGGAGGCCTTGTGATTCATGGCATGCAGAAAAGATGCCCCGATCGTGTCCCGGGAAGTGGTGTAACTGAACCAGCCGAAGGTGCCCTGCGGGCCAAAGAGGATGGTCATCGTGGTTCTTGGCTAACGTTGAGTTTGCGAAGACCAAACACTCACCAGAGAAACCACGATGACCAAGCCCACTATCGCATTGAC